GAACAAACTTACAACTGAATCCTGTTTCCATTTACACAAAATTTTGGACAGTGTCCTTAATGTCTGGCTCTATTGCATAATTCTTTTTGTATTGGCTGAAATGAAACAGCAAGAGTTACTAACGATTCTTCCCTCTCCAATAATTTCACGCAAGGAAGAGTGCTTGACTGCGCTTCTCAACGTCCATCCCAGTCTATCGCCTTTAGACTTTATACGATGTGGATACTTTGAAGAGCACTTTGCTTTCTTGCTTTCCATTACACTCCCCATATTGTTTTGATATTGAATTTATCTGTTCCCTTTTTTATCCTTCTGCTTACAAGCTTGCAAGCCACTTCTTGCCCGATTTGGTGTGAGACCAAACAACTAATGTAACACTCACAATAGCCGTTATTAAAAATATTGCCGTTAGCGTATCCATATTATATTCATTTTAAAATCCTATTAGCAAAGTTAGCAAACATATATGTAGATATAGTTCCTAATGTAATAGTACTCCAGTTTATTCCGTTTGTCACATTGGTAAACAAAGGAGTTATACCTCCTAAAACAAGTGCCGCAAATATTAGTTTAGATAAATCAAAGAAATATCCTGCAAGTTTTTCACGTCTTACCTTATCCTTTTCCTTGCCCTCTTTCTTTACTTCTTGTCTTTCGCTCCAATTACCCATTTGTATTATATTAATGCACAAATATAGAAAGAACGAACGAAAGAACAAACAAATAAACAAATAAATATCCGATAAATCAGCTTTTTAACAAATCCGATTAATTATAATTCATATGCCACAAAACAAGAAAAGCGGAGAAACTCCGCTTGACTTGATGATTGCTTTAAAATTGGCTTATCGTTTTTCAGCCTTAATATCCATGCTCTCCCCATCCATTGACATGGTAAGTTCGGCGTCATCACCCGATAAGGATTTCACTGTATATCTAATATATTCTTTGCCGCCCAAATAGATTCGGGGCTTTGTAAATTGATAAAACTTCTTTTTAGAACAATACAATATTAAAGGTCATCTTTTCCTATATACATTATAGATGTAGTTCGTAGCCCTACAGTAACCATTGCTAAATATTCCGCATCCTCATACTTTAAAGCATCCATATATAACATTTGACCCCCTTGCTCTGAGAAGAAAACATACCGGTCTGCAAGGTGTTTTCCCAACTCTGAAGCAAATGAAGATTTCAATGTTACAGCTCCTAAATATGCTTTATTATTATCATAAGCTATTTGAATTTTATCCTCTATTCCCAATCCTTTATAAACTGATGTCCCTTGTTGATTTGTAGACAATGGTTTGCCAAAAACTTTTTCTATATTTTCCCTACTCATGCCAAGAAAATCCTTTAAATCTAAATATAAAGTATGCAAAGGTTCTACTGTTACAGATAGTTTAAAAGATGTACCATTAGAATTTGCCATTGTTTCAAATTCTCCAACATGTTCTCCTTTAATTTTATTTCCATCTAATAAAGAGAAAATAAAATCATTAGAATTTTGGAGTTGTACATTTGGACAATCTAAAGTATATATCTCCCCCGTTTTAATAACAACAGATTGGTCCTGTAACTTTTCATCATCATCCGAACACGCACTAAAAACAAGCATTGGCAGCATTGCCAGTAAAAATAAAATCTTTTTCATTTTCTTATCAAATTAATTATTATCTTTAGGGACATTGAATATATTAAAATGAATAACCTACCGCTATTGACAATTGCGAATAATCAGCGTTTTCGATAAGCGCCCAATCCCTCTTTTGATATTTATACCCAAGTTCTACAAAAATATTTCCACTCATAACCGGAAAATCAACACCAAACGCAGGCTTAATCATAAAGCCTAAATCATTTTTATCTGCATAGTCTGAGCAAGGGATAAAAAATGTGTATCCTAAATCAAGAGACATATATGGAGATATACCTTCCCGGATAAAGTTAAACTTTCCATTCACAAATAATGGAACGTATAATGCGGTCTCTTTATAATCCTTATAATACTTATCCATAGTCGAGTTTAATCCAGCTTTCTCATACAAATGTTTACACCAAGATACACCCGTACCTACTCCCAACCTAAAGCTTTCATTAAACCTATATCCAGCAAGAAATTCTGCACCAAAAGACTGGTTTTTGTCATCATCAATACCTAAATCATATACAACCTTGATTTGCGGTTCAAACTTACTTTGTGCAAAGCACATAGCAGTTGTTAAAACGGCAACTAATATAAATAAAATCTTTTTCATTGTTATATATTATTTTTGTTCCATCTCAATTTCAATATATGTGTTATCCCATTTACATGCTTTTTGGGTTCCTAAATCAATTCCCCATGCAATCACATTCAAAAGATTTATACAAGAAATAGGATTAAATCTTGCTTCCAGTAAAAACGGCGTTGATTTATAACCCTCTTTTTTAGCAATTAATTCTTTCGAGGATAACTTTTTTCTTATTCGCGCGGTTGCTTCACCGCTTTCGTCAATTGTTGCAATTTTTCTGCCATTATCATAAATTTTAGTGCCCTCCATCCCTGAAAACGTAATTGTTTGCTTTGCAGGTGTAAAAATTGAAGCACAAGAACTCATAGAAAAAACAACAATTAGACTCAATAAAACTTTTTTCATAATAGCATTGAATATGTTAATTAATGTGCGGCAAAGTTAACAACTTTGTATTGGAGAGCAATATATTATATACAGTTTTTTCACCTTTTTTGTTATATGTTATAAAGCATATTTGGATATTACTACGCTCCCCCTTTTGGATATATGGTTTATTTTCTATATATTCGCACAATAACTTATAAAATAAACGAAATTAATTGATTTTATGATTATAAGTTTGCTATTTCAAAGATAAGGGCTATCTTTGCGGTGCTACAAGATGGTAGTTGTATCTACTCCGTTGGGCAAGCGGTTAATTTGCTCATATTATATATGGGTATTTTTTATGCCCATACTTTAGGATATTGGCGGTTGTCTATACGTAAGATAATGTCGCTCTTCGGAGTACACGACCATCTTGTAGCAGCGTATATGGCGACCGCTTTTTGTTTGCCTATAATCATCTTTAAATGCTACAAGATGGATGATTTAGTATTTCAAAACAGTAACGGCAACGATGTTACCACTTCTTTAATCGTTGCACAGGTATTCGGAAAGGAACACAAGAATGTATTGAGAGATATTGAAAGCCTCTCATGTTCAGAAGATTTTAATCGGCTCAATTTTGAGCGCATCACTTACAAGGATGCAAGAAATCGGGAACAAACCGCTTATGAAATGACTAAAGACGGTTTCAGTTTCCTTGTCATGGGCTACACAGGTGCAAAAGCTGGCGAGTTCAAAGAAAGGTTCATCAATGAGTTCAATAAACGGGAAGCATTGCTCAAAAATGACGATTACATCCTTATGCGCTCCCAGCAAATTTTGCAGAAAAGGGTTGAGAACCTACAAGCCGAAAACAAGCGTCTTGAACAGCAGAACGCATTACAAGAAGAACAACTACGCCAAGCAGCCCCGAAAGTGCAGTACGTGGATAACGTCCTGCAATCCGTCAACACTTATACGTCCACGCAGATTGCAAAAGAGGTTGGGATGGATGCCGCCAAGTTCCACAAGGCACTCAAAGAGCGAAAGGTGATGTTCTACCAATCGGGCACGTGGATGCTGACAGCTAAGTATCAGGGTAAGGGTTACACCAAAATGCGAACGCATCAGTTTACGAGAAATGACGGAAGCATCGGTGCAAGCTCGTACACGGTTTTCACGGAGAAAGGGCGTGCAATGGTGCATAGTATCTTTGCTAAATAATAATTAATCAATATTATATTAACAACTACTTGTGTTATCCGCATTTATGCGGACGGATATAACTATACCCAAAAACATATTGCCACGTAAACAAGCATAGATGCACGTTGAGGTTCGACCAGCGAAATCACGTTATGATACCCCGTCAGCAATACGGCTGGCGGGCAGATGGCAGAAAAACGACTAAAACAAATATTCATCATGGAAGAAAAGATATATAACTTGCAGAAAGAGAACAAGCTCCTCAAACTTCAATTATTGCACTTATCCGAAGATATTGAACTGATGTACGAAAGGATGGAAAAACTTGAAAGGAAGCTCAAAGAGAAGCGGGTAAAGAACCCCTACATGAAAATCGTGTCACCCGAAAGGTAGTATTCATTGCAAATATAATGTAAGCCGGATAACTATATCAATTTTCTAACCTTTTACTTGATTATTTAGAAAATACACCATATATTTGCAGTATTGATATAACAAGCCAAAGAGCTGATTAACGGGCATGCCGTTGATTGGCTCTTTTTGTTTTTACAACACAAACTCAAAATAACACATGGCAAAGCCTTACAGTATCTATTTTCAGAAAAGTAAGCTGGGGAGTCCTGTTATTGACACCAAATCCCAATGGGGGATTGTGTGCAAGGACTTCCCTTTTACTGTATATGGAGATATTAAGGATTTGCCCAAAAGGGGCTGGATAGACCAAGACGGAGAAGACACCTTTTTCCCCGAAGAACTCTACGTGCAAGCCTATGATATAGAAGTAGAGTTTGCCTATAAAGGTGATATGGGAACAGCCAATGAAAAGATTGTCGCCTTCCTGGACTATCTGATAGGAAAAGACGGTTACGGAACAGAATTAAAGGTTTATGACACCTATACCCAAATAGGCAGGCAGGGGGTTTATTTTAAATCTATAAAACCCGACCTTTTTGTCCGCAAGACAGATGAGGGGGATGTCGTAACTTTCAACATTACATTTCGGGTAACCGACCCTAAAACACAAATTATTCTTACGGCATAATGGGACGGTTTATAATATACAGCAAAGACGGGCAGACGCAACGATGTGTCGCTAACAAGTTAGAGTATAACGGGGAGTTCATGGGAGCTTGTTCCGTTAACATTACCGTTACGTCCCCCACTCCGATTGATTTTACAGTCGGAGACTATCTGATATATCGCGGAGAAAGATTTGAAATAAACTACGACCCTACTGAATTGAAGCAAGCCTCCAAAAATACATACGGAGAGGCTTTCAAATATGAGAACGTAGTTTTCAACTCTCTTGCAGATGAACTGACAAGATGCGAATTCCTGGACTATGTAAAAGAGGATAACTTAATTCACTACTCTTCCCTACCTACATTCAGTTTTTACGCTGAAAGCATAAATGCTCTCGCAGAAAGAATACAGGTGAACCTTGACCGTATCTATAAAGGAGAGCAAAAATGGACGGTTACAGTACATCCCGAATATGTTAATGAGGCTAACAAATCCATATCAATAAGCAGTATAAACGTTTGGGACGCACTCGCTTTGGTAAATAGCGAGTTTAAGGCAAACTTTATCATAAGGGGGCGAACGATAACAATAGGCACTGCCGGAATTGCAGTAGGAAACATGTTCGGGTATGGAAAGGGAAAAGGGCTGTACTCCATACAAAAAACCGCGGACTCGTCACAGAAGATAATTACCCGCCTAAGAGCATATGGTGGTACCAAAAACTTACCGTACAACTATTATACAACATATGGAAGTCCTATTGTCGAAGCTCCCATCGAGGATGTATCTTACGGATATGACCCTAATACACATTTGATAGGCGGTGCTGTTGTGACGCTTCCTTTTTACATGAAATTCCTATCCGGCACAGCATTGTATGATGTGACAATCAATGGGAGTCCCTATAAAATGAGAAGAGGCAGCTTTCTTGGGAAATGCTACGTTTTGTTGAATAGTGAAGCCGACAAGGACAACGTCCGCATAGGCGCAAAGATGCGGATAGAAAAAGGTATTGAGACGGACAATGTTCCAAGAAAGTACAAAAGACCTTCTGGAGCATTAGTACCCAATAATATGGCTGTTAAAAACTTGATGCTTCCTGATTTTCCGGAAAAGACACTTGACCCATACCTTGATAGTAAAAACATAGATATTATCGGAGTTCGGGAAGGTTCGGTTTTCTTTGACGGGAGCGATACTTCTTTACCGGAAATATATCCGTCTATGGAAGGAATGACAGCACAGCAGTTGAAAGACGCGGGAATAATCGTAAATGCTACCGGAGCGTTGGATGAAATCGCTTCCGATTCAGTGAATAAGGATAATACGCCAATCGCGGATGATGGTTACTTTGAAGAAGGGGAAACCATCCCACCGTTCAAAATATATCTCAAAGACATTGGATTTGACATAAACGATTATCTAACAGGGGAAACCGCCACCATATCCATGAAAAGCGGAATGTGTGGTGGGCGTGAATTTGAAATACTTGGAGATGCAGACAAGCCCGTAAAACAAGGTGACATGTGGGTCTTGACATGCAACAGAGTCTATGATGAAGGGCTGAATCTTTATTTCCCATATAAGGATTTTACTATCAAAGCCGGAGATAAATTTGTGCTTTTGGGTATTGATATGCCGGATGTGTATATAAAAGCCGCTTCCCAAAGATTGCTAACAGCTTCCAAAGAATATCTTGCAAAAAATGATTATGTAAGATATACTTACGAGCCTAAAGTAGACGAAATATTTATGGCGCGTCACCCGGAACTGCATGACAGTATAAAGGAAGGTGATTTAATGTTATTCGAGGATGAAGACTTAAACATCAACGGGAGCATTATTATTGACAGCCTTACAATAAAGGAAGGAGACGCTCTCATCCCAACGTATGATATTACCCTTCGCAATGACAAAGCGGTAGGAACTTTAGAAAAGATACAGAATCAGATAGACTCAATTGTAGGCGGGCAAGGCGGTGGAGGATTAACTACCCAACAAGTGGAATCAATCATTAAAGCCTTTGGAGAAAAGCTGTTTTTGAATAAAACCAAACCTGACCAAACCAGCTATTTAATAAAGTTCTTAGGCGGATTATTTTCAGACTACATCCAGTCCATGAATTTTTCTTCCGGTGCTCTCGGTGAAGGCTTTGTCATTAAAGTAGACAGCAAGACGGGTAAATCCTACATTGAAGTGGACAAACTCTTTGTGCGTATTAAGGCGATGTTCTCCGAACTGGAGATAGAGAAACTCTCTTATGCAGGCGGGAACTACATGTTCACCGCTGCCGGAATGAAATGCGGAAAGGTTGAGGAACACGAGGATTTTTGGCGGTGCTATCTGCTGGTTGATGATGGGGAGACGGCTATCGAGAACCCGTTCAAGGAAGGCGACCAGGTACGTTTTCAAGACTTCAATATCAAACCGGGTGTCTATGAGAATGTATCCAACCGTTACTATTGGCGCTTATGTGTCGGTGTTGGCGAGGATTATATAGACCTTAGCAAAACGGACTGTGACGCAAACAGCGACATACCGCAGGAAGGCGATAGCCTTGTACAACTCGGCAACAGAACAGACAAGAAGCGTCAGAACGCAATCACCTTGTCCGTGTATGGCGATGATGCACCGAGTATCCACCAGTATGCCGGGATAGATTCCTATTCTTTAGCAGGCAAGGAAGTGACGGTTATCAGTCCGCAAGGCAACAAGTTCATGGGAGACTTTATCTTGAAAACGGGAATAAACATTATGACCCAGTTCAAGATATTGGAAGATTTGATTTACTCTGAAATCTCCAAAGTGCTTGACGAGGTGCAGGCAAAGGATAATTATCTGTATAACGCATCATTTGCAAGCAATACGAACGGTTGGGAGACAAAGAACGATGTTCGCTTCTTTACTGTGAACGGAAAGTTCTTATTGGTTAACGACAAGTTCTATTCCCGTAAGGACGCTATGGCTGCCATTATTAGAGACGGAGATAGAAACGTGCTTCGTATCCTTTCTTCCGGAATTAAACAGTCAAATGCGGATTTAGCCAATAAACCGACCTATGAGGAAGGGGAAGAACCGAAGAAGTTCTTTATCTCTTTCCGGTATAAGGTAGCTACAGCCGGAACGCTGACAATAGGATTTCCCGGTCAGAACCTGCATTTCACCGAACGTATTGAACCGGGTGAGGAATACGCAATGAAGGAATATTCCGGCACATGGGACGGAACGGGCGATTTTGAGTTGAAGTTTACGGGGGATATATACATACATTCGCTGGCTCTTGCCGAAAACGCATTCGAGAATTTGTATACTAAATTGAGTTCCGAAATAAAGCAGACAGCGGAAAGTATCAGGTTGGAAGTAAAGGAGCTTTCTGAAAGTAATAATCAGAAGTTCTCACAGATTGAGCAGACAGCGGAAAGTATCAGGTTGGAAGTAAAGGAGCTTTCTGAAAGTAATAATCAGAAGTTCTCACAGATTGAGCAGACAGCGGAAAGTATCAGGTTGGAAGTAAAGGAGCTTTCTGAAAGTAATAATCAGAAGTTCTCACAGATTGAGCAGACAGCGGAAAACCTCAAATTGTCTGTTACAAAAATAGAGGAAGATGTAACGCAGTTGGGGCTGGACATCAATGGGGTTACCGATGAACTTAAATTATATGTCAAAAAAGACGGATTAGGTTCAGAAATCAATGTGGCACTTGATAATATTTCCGTGGTTTCCAAAAATATATACTTTACCGGAAATATATCCGCCAACGGGAATGTGTCTATTCAGGCAGACGGGACAATAAAGGCTATTGGTGGATATTTTGAAGGAGAGATAAATGCAAACAGCGGGGTGTTTAAAAATGTAAGAACTCCTAACAACTCTTTGGTGATAGACGAAAATGGGAATGTTAGCATTGTTGGCAAAATATCAACCGCTTCGTCAGGTGCAAAAATAGAAATAAACCCAAATTCAAACAGCCTAAAATTTTATAATTCAAAAGGATATGATGTGGGTGGAATTTCATTCCTTAGTAGTGGAGGCGGAGGTACTTCTGTTACTTACCCAAGATTAAAATTGGACAATATAACAAGTAATGGCAACTTAACTGCGTCTACCACCCTTTTTGCAGGGTCATTGTCAATGATTTCAAATTTAAGTGGGTCAAGCTACCAAGTGTCTCTTGGCATCAGCGGACTTTCTTTTTATAAAAATGGAAGATTAACTAAATCATACCCAAGCTCATGAAAAAGATAAATTTTAAACAATTACTGATTGCTACGGACATTACCCGTAAGCATTGTGAAAATATAGATTGTAGAGAGAATTTTGCGAATGTATTATACCGGAACGGTAACGGTATCGCATCGCATGCACTCGCTTTGAAGATATACAACTCCAATGAAGAGACAGAGTATAGTGATGAAGAAGTGGACCTGATACAAGAGCATGCAAATGCTTTTTGCAAACCTTTCTTCATTGACGCGCTCAATCGTGCTATCAACAATCAACCGGAAGAAGCAACCGATAAACAGGAATAATTATGGCTTGGACAGAACAGGATTTACGAGAAATAGAAGATGAACTAAAAAAAGGTTCACAAGGTGTTGGCGATGTGCCGGAAGCGGAAAGTTTGGACGGTATCACATCTCTGCCCGCATATCAAGAAGTAGGGGGACAGGACATGCCGAGCATTGTACGTGCCCCACTTACATTGTTAGCCGCTCCCGCTTTGGAAGCTGCCGATAAAGCAAATGCAGCCGCTACTAAAGCAGAAAGTAACGCCACAGCAGCACAGACAGCCGCAAATTCAGCCAATGAGAAAGCAGGACTGGCGGCACAAGCTGCATCCGATGCCAACGCAGCTAAAGAAGGAGCAGAAGCGGCTACCCAATCCGCAAACAACGCTGCATCCAATGCCGAAGAGAAAGCCACCGCCGCTAATACAGCCGCCCAAGATGCCGAAAAGGTTGCCAACAATCCGACATACATCGGCAAAGGACACTATGTCTATGTGTATAACAAGGATACGGAAAGCTTCGATAAGACGGATATTTATTGCAAGGGTGAACCGGGAAGCTCTTTCCGTGTGGCCGGCGAATACGCCACCCTTGAAGCCTTGAAATCCGCTGTTCCCGACGGTTCGGCAGTTGACGGGTTCATGGCTGTAGGCACGGTGGCCCCTTATGATTACTACGCATGGGTGAACGGTGAATGGGTAAGCCAGGGGAAGATAGCGGGAGGAAATGTTATTGTTCTGCCGAGAGAAATACTTGACTTGACAGGTAGTTCCTCCTCGGAAGAGATATTTGCTACATTTGGCGGTATAGATAAATACAAGGATTTGCTTGAAAAATTGAGCGCAAATAATTACTTGGTACAGATTGGAGAACCGTCATTAGGCTCACTAAGACATATCTATACTCTTGTAGAATATTCTGTCAAATTCGCTTCAAACAAACAATCGGGAGCGTTATCTTTAAATATCTACAACGAAGACCAGCAGTTAAGAAGATTACATTTCTATTTGGAGGATAACGGCACTACAGCCCGTTGTGGGGAGGCAAGTACTTTCCAACTCGTCAAAGACTCCGACGTCCTCACCAAGACCAACACTTCATCATTCACCCCTACGGGCGATTACCAGCCTGCAACGAAGAAGTATGCGGATAATATCAATTATGGTAAGGTTATTAACGTTTCTGTGGGCACTTATCTTGCTACCAATAAAAACGAAAGAGACAGGGAAGCAATAGACCTTATGAACGCCATCTTTGGTTCGGTTGATAATCTGAAAGAAATAATCCAGGATATTATAGCGAACCACACCAAGTATCATTTTCACAGTTATAATAGCAAAGATAATTGTATTGAACTTAGTAGCGTTTACTCTTTTCACAACCCTAAAACTGAAGAATATAACTTGCAATGCAATATCAGTTATTATACTAATAACGGTCCTGTTTCCAAGCGTATGGGATTTAAACTAATGCCCAATGATGAAGACTGTGTTGCTTCTATAGAAGATATACTCGTTTCCGACAACCTCACCACCCTCACCAAGAAAACCGCTGCCGAGTACGAGGCTATTGGCTCTAAGGATGCCAATACAGCATATTGTGTAACCGATTAAAACAACAATTATGAGTAACGAAAACAGTAATCTTAGAGTTGGTTCGGCTGGAGCCGGGCTGTTTGTGGGTAGTACTGAAATCTTGGGTGGTGGAGTAGCAAATTTACTAAAGGAGATTACCATTGCATCTGATTTTGAAAATCAAGCCTATGCAAGTAGGATTTTGATTGCCAACTTTAGTGATAATGATGGAATAACTCTTGAAAGAGAAGGCTCTCCGACTATCATTCCTGCACGCCACATAGAATGGTATAGTTTAAATGCAGAAGCAATGGACTATAATGTTTATAATGACGGTGATATAAACGTTAGATGTTTATCGGTTCATGTTGACAATAGGGCTGGTAATCCCCAAATTGTATTTGAAGATGTAACAGTTAAAAATGGATTTAATTGTATAAACTGGACAAAGTATTTCACAGTGCTATTAATATTTAATGCTATTTGATATGAAAACAATCTACTTAGACAACTGGCTCGCCAAAATGATTTTGTTTGGTAACTACACAACGATAATGTTCTTCGGCTTTATCTTATCCATTCTGAAAGAGATAACCGCCGAGATAGAACGCCATGAGCGTACACATCAGAAACAGTTCTTCGAGTGCATGGAGATAGCGGCTATCCCGTCCGTATTGCTGGCATTCTATGTCAGTGTATGGTGGTTGCTCCTTATCCCGCTATTCTACTACATTATTTATTTGACAGAATGGTTTGTGAGCTTCGTGTACCACCTGTTTACAGATAGCAGGATAGGTGACGGCAAAGTGAACGCCAACGCCTATCGAGCGAGCGCATTTGAGATGGAAGCCAAACTGAACCAAGACAATCCGAACTATCTGAAAGAGCGGAAGTGGGGAGCGTGGTTCCATTATTACGGCAAGATATAAAAATCCCGTCCTACTCTCACGAGCAAAACGGAATGACAGTAGTTCGCTTATTTGATAAGAGACACAAAGATATGAATAATTGACAAATAACGATAAGATGAAGAATAACATTATTACCCAAAGCATACCGGGTGGTTTCTCGGTAATAGCAAGCAGTTTTATTGCACAGTCATTGGAACACATGATACCGTGGCTGATAGTAACATTTTCAGTCGTTGTATGCGATTTGATGTTCGGGATAAGGAAATGCTCGCTATTGGGTGAAGAATTTCGGTTTTCAAGTGCTGTGCGCCGTACTATGGGTAAAATGGTGACATACTTTGCCTTTGTTTGTATGGTGGTGATGATAAACATTGCTTCCGGCAATAAATGGAATATTGATGTGTATTCATGCTTGTTTGTCTGCTTCATAGAGTTCTGCTCTATCATAAGCAATATCTTGAAGCCAAAGGGATATAATTTCAACTTACTGAAAGCGTTGGGATTGTTCGGAAAGAAAGTGCTCGATGTCGAGAAAGAAGATATGAGTGAAATAATAACTAAAGATAAGGAGTAACAAAATGAAAAAGAAACTGATTATCGCAGCGATTGTTATCGCTATCATCGTGGAAGTTATGCTTTACATGCACTACACACCGTTTTGGGTGAACCTGACTACTGTTGTATCATTCGGTGTCGGTGTTGTTGCCGGATGGGTGGCTCGTTTAGTTTATGACAAATATTTCAAGGAGGACGCGCAGAATGAAAGTATTGATTGACAACGGACACGGAAGTAACACTCCGGGCAAGTGTTCACCGGACGGAAGATTGAAAGAGTATGCGTATACCCGTGAGATTGCCATACGTTTGGAAGCCGAATTGCGCAAACAAGGCGTTGATGCCGAACGTATCGTCAAAGAGGAAATAGACGTTCCTCTATCGGAGCGTTGCCGTAGGGCGAACGAATACAAGGCAAGTGACACAATCCTCGTATCTATCCACTGTAATGCAGCGGGAAGCGGCTCTGAATGGATGCAGGCACGTGGTTGGGAAGCGTGGACTTCGGCAGGTCAGACGAAAGCCGATAAATTAGCTGACAGCTTATATGCGGTAGCCGAACGACTTTTGCCGGGTATGAAGATACGCAAGGATATGACGGATGGCGACCCTGATAAGGAAAGCGGGTTCTACATCTTGAAGCACACGAAGTGCCCGGCAGTCCTTACGGAAAACCTATTTCAAGACAATAAGGAAGATGTTGATTTCCTATTATCGGAAGAGGGCAAACGGGCAATAGTGGACTTGCATGTGCAGGGAATTGTGAACTATTTGAATAACTCTAAAAAGTAAACATCATGGCAGCAGAAGTTTTATCATTTCAAAAAGAAGAAGGCAAAACAGCGTATTACGCAACGTTTGTCAGTGACGGTAATCCCGTTACCATACAGATAAAGAACAAGGGCGGATATGTGACCGTACATGCAAACATAGAGGGTATGAAGCCCGTGATATTGTATCCTAACGTGCGTGACAACAACGGTGCCTCCGACTCTATATTCCGTGTCGCCGGAATAGTGGCGGGCGTGGAAATCACAATCAAGAGTGCTACCGAAGTATTGGAAGCCAAAATGATTAAAGAGGGATAGCCTATGAAACCAATCACTACCCCTCACATCAGCATTCCTATAATCGGCATTCCCGTAATCAGCATACTTACCATAGGGGTTCCCGGTGCTGGCGGAAATAAGCCGCATCCATTTCCTGACGGAGGGGCTTTATTATTAGCCAATGACGCTCCATTGTTGTTGACTAACGAAGAGCCAATATTGCTTACAAGTAAAAATAAATAGTAGTATGGAAGAGAAAACAGAAAAAGGACAACAAATTGGACAACTCCCCAAAAGAGACGTTTTGACGGGTAATGAGCAGTTTCCATTTCAAGAAGGCAGGGAAAATGGTTCTACTACTCCTAACACCCTAAAGAGTTTTATCGGTTCCGGTCTTGCGGACGACGAAGACCTTGTGTCTGTAGACAAAGGGGAAAACTTAAGTGTTTTAAAATTTGCCGACCGCCCTTTTAGTCCTGACAGATTCAGCGGCAAGGGGTATAAAATATTGCGTAGGAATATTATAGACGGTAAAAATATACTTACGCAGGAAATGATAAATCAGCCTGATACTATATACGAAATCAGGTATGATTTTGATTTGGATGGCGCTGAGATAAGCATTCCTGAAGGGTGTATTCTAAAATTTAATGGGGGGCGTTTTTTAAATGCGTTGAATATCAAAGGAGATGTAGAAAACAAATACTTAATGCCGGAATGGTTTGGCGCGTCCAACGACGGTAAAACAGACAGCTCTGATGCATTTAATGCAATCGTGCGGATATGTCGCAGTATAAGATGTTCCAATAAGAAGACTTATCTGTTTACCAAAGACATAGATGCAAAGATTTTGAATGAATTGTCGATTGACATGAATATGTCTTCTTTCATAGATTTCCATATTGTCATAAACATGAATGATGGAATAAATGATTGGAGAACGGCATACTCTTCTATCGGGCTTTCAATCAAAGAAGGTTTTATCATGTCTAAAGGCAGCGATACGAAATACCGTAATTGGCAAATTCCTGTCATAATCAGTGGGGCTCCTGTACGTTTGGACAATATTAGTATAAGGCGGGCTCCTTATATACTGGCATTGGCTGATAGATATATTGATGTTATGCGTTGGCATAATGTCATTTATTATTCACGGGAGGACACCTATTCAGATGTAACATATCGGCTTGATGCTATAAATGTGGTGTTGAGGGATGGTACTATATCCAAAATGAATGAGGGACAGGAGTTAGCGGGAGATGCTTGGATATTTAATTCGGTAAATGAATTCAGAGGATATAACGAAAAAAGGACTTTTGATTATAAGTTAGGTACATTCAGAGGAGGACTGTATACTAACTTCATTAATTGCATACAAAGCAATATAACATTAACTCAAAAAATCAAAGCTAATTTTACCGGCTGTCACTGGGAAGCCAGCGGAGTTACAATTGAAGGTAGTGGAGGTCTCATTCAAGCCAACTTTATAGGCTGTTATTTTTATATGAATAGCAGGATATTAAGTGAAAATCAAGGTGTAACATATATTGGTTGTTATTTTAGAGGGTTATGGGATAAAGCCGGAGATATGACAATGCCTGAGTTTTTGAATAATACTGATATTGTAGATATGAATTGCGTATTTCTCAACTGTAGAATAGGGGGAACATTGGTTGATACAAATTGGTACAAAGCCTGTTATTATAATTATAATAGAACGACTTCATTAGGTATGCGCCAGTATGTTATAGATGCTTTTAACAAAAGAAATATTGAATTAAGGGATATCGGTAACATTATTAATAATCGGGAGAATGGAAATTATAAATATACAATATATCTGTTGTGTGGAGAAAATATACCTATTGCCAAACGTGCGTTTAATATAGATATTACCGATAGTGATAAAGAGAAAACACCATATTTCTATATAAACCCTGGTAAGAACTATGGGTTTGAGGTATACAGAGAGTCACCTAACGGGAAAAAAGAAGTTGTTGTTGGATTCAGTTCGGTTAATGACGTTGAAACCTTATCGTTTCAGGATTTTTCAGACTGTGCATTAATCGGTGAACATGATTCTACCTGGTCAAGCATGAAGACATCGGTATTGCTGTGGAAACCTGTAAAGGACGATATACCGGACAAAACTTTATACCCGCATTTCTTTTACAATCAGGGAGTCTTGACCTCAACGAGTGGGAATTTAAAAAGTCCGCTTACTGATTTTCTCGCAATTCCATATTTAAATGTAGGAGTTACTTCACAACGTCCTGACAATGCAGATAATGGTTTTCAATTTTTTGATGTGACCCTGCGTAAACCTATATGGTGGAACGGTTCTTCATGGGTAGATGCCAATGGAGCTACGGTATAGTGTTTTACTAATTATTTATGGTATGAAAAATAACATCTTAGGTGCGGTGGTCTATCTATCCACCGCCATAGTATTCGGTGGCAGCACTGCACTGCTGATGCTCTTTATCAAGGAGAACAGCGACCGTTGCCACTACTATAACGGCAAGTGGAGCAAAATAGACTTGCTGTGTGGAGCTGTCGCAATATGTGCGGGTATGGTTGTTAATCATTATCTGTTGAAGTTATGAAGAAGTTAGTGTATATAGTGTTTCTTGTGTTGACGGTGTATTCCTGTAGGACGAGGACTGTTTATATGCCGGTTGAGACAAAGGTTCTTGACAGTGTGGTTTTCCATGATACTACATTTCAAGAGAAGCTGATACCGTACAAGGACAGCGTATCTGTTGCCGATACAACGTCATTCCTTCGCAATCCGTATGCCTACAGCTATGCTTCATTTAGCAACGGGATATTGAACCATTCATTGGGCATTTATCCTCATGCTACGGTAACAGTCAAAATGCCGTATTTTATCGAAAAGATAAGAAGGATTGAAGTGCCCAAGCCTTATCCGGTAGAGAGGGAACTGTCATGGTGGGAAAAATTTAAAATCAATTACGGTGGTGCCAGCATTTCGATAAATCTGACATGTGTTTTATTCGTAATTGTTTGGCTCACCATAAAGATAAGAAAGAAATTAACGATGTAGAAGTTGGCTTGTAGCTGACACTCTTTTGGGGCTTAGAGTATAAAGAAAGCCCCCAACGAAATCACGTTGATATTGCCACATAAAAACATGATAAAGCATAAGACCCTTTCCGTTGGAGGCTTTAATATCTTCAACACGGTATCTTATGCTTTGTTCGTATATAATCAAATATTTTATGTGGCAGGGCAAAGATAAATATAAAATTCAGAAAAACTATGTGTAAGTCAGAAATCTTTGCCGAAACAATCAATCTCGTGGCGCAGGAGACCGAAATACCCGCCAGCCGAATACTATCTTCGGATAGAAATCTGCCTTTCCAGTCCTCTTTCTTCAAGAAGTTTTGTTGCTGATTTTATTATCCCTTTTGACGGGGTATAGTCTGGAAGCGGTAGATTGTACGGTTCAAGTATCTGCTTTGCAATAATTAGCTTTGAGTTCTCGTTCAAGTTCAAGAATTTTGCTGCCCATGTAGCAGCTTTCATCTTGTCGGATATGGTTGGCTGTTTCATTTCTGTTTTTACCAAACTGATTATCGGTTCGGCTTTTCCTGTTTCCAAATCTCTCCAACGAACAACCAATTTTGCTCTCGTTTCATCATTGAATTTGGAAGCGACATACATACACTCATCGTAATGTAGTTCATAACAAGGACGAGTTTCTCCTTTTGCATCCTTGTATTCAACGAGCGCAAAATTGCGCCCGTTAACTTTCACCCATGCTGGTTCCATATCACGAATAGAGCGCATAACATCTTTGTGGTTTCTACCTGCGAGCTCTGCAATTTCAAGCGAGCTCATTGTTTTCTTGTTTGGATTTAATTCATTTGCCATTTTTGTAACGTTTTATGGCATTGCAGAAAGAAGACGGTCTGCAATTAACCCGCCGTTACACATACCTAAGAGGCAGTTGGGAGGCTATTAACTCTCCACACGGGTTTGCAGACCGCTATAATATACAGCGTACTTACAAGCATAAAAAATGCCTGCATAAAGCAGACAACCGTCCGCCTCTTAATATGTGTAACGCTGCAAATATACCTCTAATTTCTATAACGCCAAATAAAAAACTTAATATTTTACTTTTCTACCCCATATCATCGCGTTATACAACGAAGTGGCATACATCTTAATCTCATCCTTGCTTTCAAGGAAATCAACCTTAGAGGCTGCTATCATAGCCTCCTTATAAATCTCTTTGTTTAAAATATTATTCTCTTTCATGTTATCTGCATTTCACTTTTGTAAGTCCATACTTAGCCAACCTTAGATATATCGTCCTTACACTTACATTCAGCATCTCTGCCATTCTGCGGGGCGGTATCTTTTCTTCCTTGTATAACTTGGTAATGTTTTCTTCCGAAAGCGGGTCGACAAAAGGTTTCTTCGGCTCTGTTATCCCCATCCGTTTACGTGCTTTCGCTGCATATGCTTCATTCTGTTTGTCTTTTGTGACGTAAATAACAGTGGTCTTGTTAAGGCGTAGAGGGAATAGCCTTCTTTCCACTTCCTTGTGTTGTTCGGCAAGGCTTTCTACATCCCCGTTGACCGTAGTGTCAATCTTCTTGTATTTGTCCGGGATGCGGGAATGTCTGTCTCTGATTATTCTGTCTGCTCTTCTCATGACTTCTCTTCATTGTCTGAAAACACTAAATTTTGTACTTCTTCTTCCCATATATCTCCCTCATTTCCTTCAAAGTCAAGATATACCGTATCTTTAGGGCTTGGATTGTTGAAACTAGAAAGCAGCCCTATTACCTGCATGGGTATGGAAAGTCTCTCTCCTTGTGGTGACGGGAGTTTTATTCTCACCCGGTCACCGATTTTTAATTCTGTTATATCCATTATTTTATTATACTAAATTTATGATACCACTTGTCCGCATGGCTGAACCATCCTATAATGAATGATTTACCGAAGAGGGTTGCTTTGTATAGTTTGCTCATGTGTTTCTTTGTTCTTTAATTTATCAAGGAACTTGCTATCACCCGAATAATCCGCACCGATAGCCTTTTTGCTTTCAATAATCTGTTCCAAAAGGGTTATAGCTTCCTTTTTCACTTCTTCTACTTCATTATAACCGCAGGCTTTATCAACCAACTGCTCTATAGCCGATTTAGGCTTGGAAAGAGCCTCATTCAACTTTCCCAACCTCCAGTAGCAGTAATCAATTGTGGCGATGTGCTCTAATTTACTCATGGTTATATTATTCATTTATAATTAATTCACACCAACTATTATAGCTTTCCCAAAACCATTGATAGCCGCCAGCGTGTTTACGCTTTCCGGAACAACAATCCCTGATATTACGGGCACAGATGCCAGTCTTTCGTTCCGCATCGTTAGAGGACTGGAAAACACCTTGTAACCGTCCGCTCTTTATAGCTACTACTTTCTTTGCATTGCAGCCCGCTATATTAGGGTTTCCCGTTCTCCCTAAGGCTAATCCTTTAATCATACTTTCCCTTTTATGCGAAGGGATGTAATCATCCCATTTCTTCCCCTTGTTATGAGGGATACTTCCTTTTAAAAACCGCCCGTTAATAGGGTTGCGGTTTAATCGCTGTGGAGGTATATATAATTCATTCATCTTTAAATTCAAGTTTTGGGTTACTGATAGTCTTGCTATTCCTTTTCTTTGTCTTAACCATTCTCCGATAAACATCATCAATCAATTGCTTAAGCTCATTGACGTAGCTTCCCATACTCCAGCCTTCGAGTTGACACACCATTAAATCAAATTCTATTTCTTGTAGCAGCTTTACTTTAAACCTCTCGCGTGCAAAGACATTTACCCGTTGGCGCACATTACGGTTAATCATCGGGTCTTGTTTGGGTTCTTTGTTATTGGGAGTGTTTCTTTTCACGGGGTAGTGGTTGTCTGCTATGTTGTTAACATGAACATTCAGAGATTTTACAAGAATTCTTACTCCTCCGTTTAAGACGCTTTTCCCGTTTGTGTAAAAGTCGTATCCGGTCAAAGGAGAACCAGTATGCTTGTCAATGGAGAAACCCTCAGGTGGTTTATCGTAGAGTTCCCAATTCATGTATTTACTCATGGTTGTTTTATTTCAATAACTCCGGGCTGTCGTAAATATTACCTACATATCTAATCCCGAACATATCTATCATTTGTCCTATTGGCTTATTTCCAAGATTTTGAGACAGAACTTCTAATAGCACAAAAGAACCGATTTTATCACTATACACTACTTCACATAGTACACCAGCGCATTCAACCAAATCATGCTCATATATTTCTCTATCATTGTATTTAACTCCCGTGAACTGACCAACAGTTTCAGCCCATACGTCATCGCACCGGCAGTCTTCCGGAGAATATATCTTTGCCTTGTCTGTGAGGATAAGTCCGTTTTCGTCCCTTCCGGCAGTATAGAAAAAAGAGAGAAATCCATATATCCATTTCCCCGTATCAGTGCTTTTTCCTCTGAATTTTATTTCACGTTTCATAATCAATATCTTTTCTCGTTTTTAATCAATCAGTTCAAATTCATATACGAAAACATAAGGATCGGATGCCCATGTACCTTTGCCGGAGACTTTATCTATCAGTTCTGCGAATGCGTCACGAGGATCATTGTAGTCGGGTATATCTGCGTAATGGAATGAATAAAAAGGAATATCCTTTTGTCCAGCATCCCATTTAAAAATTCCTTCCTTAAAGCAATCTTCATCGGAAATGTCTTGCAACCGTTCTATCTTGATGTCGGTAATGCGGATATGATGGGGCATGAGGTCAGCTTTTGTAAACATAGCATTACTCCATCCTTTTGTATGTGTCAATTTGTCTAATTCGTATTTGTCACAATACGCAGAACTTAATATATCTTTGTACGGCTGGGATATTGCCACTACATCACCAATATGCCATTTCGATTTATTGGCGGTGGGGTTAATTGGGTCTAAACAAATACGCCTTGTTTGCGTTTTATGACGTTTCAAAACAGCATCTAATAACCCAAATTTACGATTAAATAATATTCTTTTCATCTGACCTTGTATTCTTTATGTTTCCTTACTGGTGTAGGAAGTGCTTTTTCATAAGTCCATCCACACATTCTAACCCTTGTATTAACAGCACTTCTCTTAATTCCTATTTTATCACACCATTGTTGCAAATCTAATGTTGTTCCGTTAATGGTTATAAGAATGTTGCATCGTTTATTGTCATTTTGCTCTTTTGGAGTAGCCCAACGACAATTAGATGGCTCATAGTTGCCATTGTGATTTATTCGGTCTATGGATAGCTCTTTTGAATATCCATTGTCCATAGACCAATTATAAAATGCAGTAAAATCTTTCTTCCATTGTTGGCACATTGATATACCACGACCGCCATATCTATCGTATGCAGGATTGCTTTTTGTATAGCATCTTGACTTCATCCCAGACCAAATACGATATAGCCTTGTATTTTTCAATCCATGCTTAATGTTTTTGCTCTCATTAATAAGACACCCACAAGATTTCGTATTACCTGTAGTTAAGGCATTAGAACGAACAACGCAATGAGTTCCACAATCGCAAATACAATCGTAATAGTATTTCCTATCATTCCCTTTGTGATTGATTCCTATCACTGTTAATTTTCCAAATTTTGTTCCTTGTTGTATCATATTGTTTGAGTATTTTCCCTTTCCAATACAGCCTGGGTTAGGCTATATTTATCATTGAACATTATCTTCTTCATTGTATCTTTTTTTTAACTCTTTCAAAACAATCTCCATACCTTCATCCAGTCCTTTCTTGTAACCGGATACATGCTCACCTATGTTGTAGACCAAGCATCCTACAACGATAAGAACAACTCCTACAGCCCTATGCCAATAGGGAAAGGATACACTGAACGGTGAGAATGCCAGTCGGAAGTGACCGATGAGTAATGCTGATATGATGAATATTGCAAGAAATAAAATAAGGTTTGCTTTCATAATCAATCCTCCACTTTTTCAAAGTGCACATCTTGTTTATCTTGTCTTTCAAAATACAAGCAATAATAATTACAGTATTCCGGTCTACCATTAAAGACGCATTTATCGCATCCGTATATAAAATCGCTATCTTTTTTCACGATAATTTTTTCTCCATTATATTCAAATACCTCTCCGATTTTTCTTTCTTGTTCCATAATCAAATCTCCTCTACTTTAAAAGATAATTTCTCAAGTTTCTCCATCTGCTTACGAAGAGAAGCGATTTTCCTAATCTTCATTTCTTCCGCCTTTTTCAACGCTTCGGATTTATCGGTGAATGCGTTTCCCCTATACGGAAGTAAGAACATAAACCATCCCTTACATATTCTCTATCTTCAAATCTACTTCTAATAATATCTGTTTCTATCTCTTTAATACCTTCTGTTAAGGCATACTTTGTTATAAATACTTTTGCCATAGTTGTAATCATTTATAAGGTTAAAGTGAATTAAGAGAGGCAGCGGACACGGGGCGAACCCAATCGTCACTGTCCTGAATGTTGTCGTATCTAAAACCGTCGCCCCAACTGAGAATAAAATTGCGTTTGTTTCCTTTTCTCGTAGAACACCAATACCAGTCATCTTTCACTGGTTGTTTTCCGCAGATAGCTAAGGCTGCATTCAGCATAACCTTATGTTCATACCCTAAGACACTCTCTTGTAGTGTAGGAATGCGCCAACTTAATCCACATAAGTCCAATGCTATGACTTTCTCAGCAATTTCGCTTCCGGATGCAGCCAATGCTTTGGTATTGCCTATTCCATCGGTATCCTTCATGCCTTCTTCTGTGGTTGGATATATCTTTCCTGTTTGCTCTTTCTCCCAATCAAGAAGAATATGGGTATCATTATCCATATCTTCCGGATAGAAGAATAAAGCATTGCCATCATGGATAATAACTACACATTGTGCCTGTTCGTTTTCTTCATGCAGTCCCCAAAATTTAGGTTCTACAAAATTCTTATTGACGGTAAAGATGAATACACCATTACCTACATTTTCTTTTGTGTAAATTCCTTTGCTCATAATAGTTATATAAGTTTTAAAGTTTCTTGTATTCCGGCTTCCAGTGCTTCCTCGTAGGATTTATAATGGATAATAGGTCTATCCGACAATCCTACTAAATCATGTTCCGGAATTGTCAGTATATCATATATCCAATAGTCTCCATACATATAGGATATTTCGATATGAAGTTTTTTGTTTTCACGCAGCCACTTTTGGGCGATATACAATGTTGGACACAAAAATTCAACTGATTCGTCATCTATTTCCGTACAACACGACATACTTTGCGGAAGGTCATATTTTGCAATAACCTTATTACGGTCTATTAGGTGTTCACACTTCCAATTGAAGCCCTTATCTTTCAGCAGCTTCGCAGTCTCTAATGTCACAAGTTCTTCGGTTGCTTTTATTCTCGCTTTCATAACTGATTAGTTTTAATATACCCATTTTCAATACACCAGCACAACATCTCGTAGGCTGCATCAATTAATAAATCATCAGTAAAATGTTTGAGGCAATCATCTATATCTTCAACATTTCGATATGCTATGGCATCTCTTTCAATCATCCATGCAAACAATATTTGTTTGGACGGAAATGGATTCAAATAATGTGGCAGCTTATCGAGAATGTCCTGCAAAGTGTAAGTTTCATGATAATAGTCGTAATTCGTATCGGCATCCGGAGAGGTTACAACCATGTTGTCTGAATCGGATTCATTCCACTCAAAACACATGCTTCCATCGCTTGTGTCCAGCCCAAGCTCCTGCAAATGTTTCATCTGTTCGACTGATAATACTTGTTTTGATTTCATAACTATTCGTTTAAAATATCCAACAACTCTTTGGCTCTCTTATAAGTATCAAAGCCCTTTACATTCACCCATTCGGATGAAATACGTTTGTCTTTTCTGACTTGCACCCAATATATTATTATGGGGATACAACCGTTATAACCTTCTCCTCGTATGATTCTGTACCTTTCCATAATGACTAAATACAATTAGGGCATTCATTAGATTTGTTACCATTCATATCCGTGTATATGGATACGTTTACTCCTTTTGAGCATGTTATATCAACCATGCAACCGCATTTGGTGCACTTCTTGTGGGCGTTGTTAGGATAGTTTATCCATCTATGCCCCTTTCTATTCGGCGCACCCGTTTTTGAGCCTTTTTTAAATCCCATAATATCAATCTCCTTTCTCTTTAATTCGTTCCAGTACATCCCTGTTGGCTTCGAGTATCTCATCGAAAGAGGGGGTGGGAAACCATGCCAGCACGATACTGTTTCCGTGAATCCACATTCCCTTTTTATCTAAATTGCTATTTCTACAAAACTTTTCTTCTCGAATACATGGTGTGCCATAACACATCACCAAAACAAAAACTTTTTGCCCCTCTTCTGGCAACTGTTCTTCAACGCTTATCCACGGAAATTGCTTTGCCTGCCATTCAGCACCTTTTATAAATGCAGCTTCTGCAATTTCATCATGGGATAAATATGTAAAATCATCAAGTGGCGTATGTGTACCATAAGTGGTCAATGTTTCGGCACTTGCCATTCTTGCTTCCCTTGCTGCTTCTTCTACTGTCTGTTTCATAATCAATGACTTTTAATTTTCTTATATTTACCACATGCTAATATTAAATTTCCACTTTTGTGTAATTACTAAAATCACAATACAAGTATTGACACCAACCACCGAAGCGATATTTATCATTTAGATACCTACATTGGGAAGTCCACTTACTCTTTGTAATAATCTCGTACACCGTTCCTTTATGGATGAAAAGGTCGCCGACTTTTAAATTGGAAAGTTTAACTGTTTTCATTTCTTCCTTTTATTCCGTTCCCGATTGTCTTCCGAAACACACATTTTGCACCATGATGTCTTGATGTGGCGATTTTACTCTGTTACCCTGAATCATATTTGCGATTTATGAACAAACAGCCTTTCTACCGCATGTTTTGTTACAGTTTGATTAATAGATGTTTTCAAAGGTCGTTCCCAGATACACATAAAGTCATCGGGTGCATTATATTCTGAAACAAACACCTGGTTGCCGTCTTGTACTTTCTTTCGACACCATTCCCAAAATTCATCATGATTAATGGAATAGGAGTATTTTTTTACTCCCTTATATGGTGGGTCGCAATAGATTATGCTTTTGTCGGGTATATATAATTTTTTATAATCAGACCATACAAAATCAACCTCTTTTAAGTTCTCAACTTGTGACAAAGTATTCCTTATTTGCTCTGATATGTAATCGCGTTGTCCGCATTTACCACCTACGCTATGCCCGGAATATCCCCCGTCAAAAAACGTCCGTTAAACGAACCCATGAATCCAACCCAACCTATGTAATCTAAGGCAAAAGCATCTGTATGCCTATTGTAGCACTCTCTCACCTCGTTATAAAGATTTCTTTCAATTCTCACAGGTGGAATCCAGCCGTTGATAAGAGATTTCCACATTGCTATCAGATACGGATTGTTATCATTCGCGATTCTGAAACCATCTACTTTATCAATCATATTACATCCACCGCAAAATGGTTCAACATAACACTGTGCAGGTTTTCGGTCTTTCAGGATTATAGGCAAAATATACTTTGCTATTCTTGATTTGCTTCCCATATATTTCATAAACACCAATTTTAACTTAACACCATTTATCCGGCTCGAAATTTCTCGAGTTTCATAAAACACATCCATATTGTCTTGCTCTGTCTTCCGGTAGTATGTCCGAAAAGAGGTTTGAACGGAATAACAGACAAAACTTCCGCAGCTTTTATCTCACTCTCGTTCCATTTGAAAATGAGTGTTCCGTTAGGCTTTAAGACGCGCATACACTCAGTAAATCCGTCAAGTATGAGTGTCTGCCAGTCTTTCGGCAGTTTACCGTACTTCTTAGCCATCCATGAGGTTTCACCAAGTGTTTTCAGGTGCGGTGGGTCGAATACTACCATGTAGAAAGAATTGTCCTCAAATGGAAGGTTGGTGAAATCGGCTATTACATCCGGCTTTATTTCTATGACCCTTGTCTTGCCTCTGTCCTTGGCCGTAAGTGTTTCTGAACGTTTGTCAACAAATAAAGTAAGTGGGTTATGCTTGTCAAACCAAAACATTCTACTGCCGCAGCAGGCGTCTAATATAATTTTGTCCTCATTATTCATTTTCACTAATTTTTTCTATAGATTCTATTGCCAGGAATATCTCATACATTACTTGTGGCGTATTTCCATACATATCCACCAGCTAATTTCCTTTTCCCTTTACATACATCACAAATATGTGCGGCATTTATCCCAGTGATTCGGGAGGCGTCATTTAAAACTTCAAATCTGTTTATCAAATTCCCATCAACCAATAATTGCAATACAGGCTTCCTTGTTTTCTCTATCAATAAAAAATTCCTTTTACCGTAGTTACAATTATACGATTCGCTACACCATTCGAGATTGTCAACATTATTATTGGTTTTTATTTCATCTTTATGGTTTACTTGTGGTAGATTTTTCTATTTTCTATAAACGCTTTCGCGACAAGCCTATGCACCAAACAAGTCTTCTTTTTCCCTCTTAATATTAAATTAACTTTTAAATATCCATTTGTCGCTATTGTGGGAGATAAAACCTTTCCATGATATATATGATTCCCTAAAAACATACTGACGCTTCTAATACGTCCATGACTACTGACTTCATATCTTCCATCATAACCTTCAATAGTTTTCCATTCTTCCATTTTCTACAATATTTATTGCTCTAAAAATTTCATATATAACCTGTGGTAAAATCGCATTGCCGTATGCCTTTATCGATTCCTGCCGCCACTTTGAAAAGGCAATACCGTCCAATCTGGTGGAAATCCCATCATCTCGGCTACAAACAGGGGATTGAGTAGGGAAGTTTTCCCAATCAGGCGGGCACACAAATGGTTCAGTTCTGATGTCCGGGGACTGCCGTCTTTCCGGTCCTTTGCCGTTCCGGGATTGTGACAACTTGTTGTTGGTGTAGGTAACATTCCGTGGAAATCCATGAAATCCATTAGGCCATTCGGACGATTGCTTCCGTTTCTTCGACTCGCCATCGTTTTTGCACCTGCATTTTTCAAGTCCTTCACCCGCTTTGCATGGTGTATGTCGCTCGCCATGGGTGTCGGAAGCAGCCCCATCTTCGCGGAAAGTGCCAATGTTGGCCGTTCCTTTGCGTTCGGCGATAGTGACTTGTCGATTCTTCCCGTCCCTCCATCTATGGCTGTCGGTGTCGGAAGCAGTTCTACCGGATAGAATGTTTTCTTCCCATTTTCGTTGCATACCTTCAACCCCTGCGTCTGCACGGTGGACAACAATTTTCTCTCCGCATTCAACCTTGCATTCATCGCCTCCTCTTTTGTATCGAAAAATCCGAGGTGAATCCTTTTCCTGTTCACATAGATTATCGCATGCCATTTGTTCCGTCCCTTCGGTTTCCTTACTCCTGAACCTTTCTTCCGATTGTGAAGATTTTCCCAATGAGCTAATATCCGAAGATTTTGCTTTCTGTTGTCCGTTTTGCATCTGTTGATATGGTCCACTTCCTCGTTTTCCTTCGGACAGCAAATCAATCTGTGCATCAAGATAGTCTTCCATTTCTTTCCATCTTCTTTCGCTCTGATTGTTCTGTAAACATACCCTGAATTGTTTATCTTCCATTTCCATTGATTCAGAAACGGAAAATCTTCCGAATCTACAAGTATATCCACTCCCGATGTTGTTGTTATTGTCTTGTATTCTTCTCGCAATAAAGAAGACACGGTCCCTTCTGTGCGGCGCTCCGACGGCACAAGCCGGAATAACAACCGGTTGGACGGAATATCCTTCACGTTCAAGGTCGTTACACACTGTTTCGACGACGTATTCCTGCTGATGCAATATTCTTTCTCGGTCAACCTCTCCGAACAGAGATTCTTCACGTCCCAACGCAGTTTCACTGCCGGGTTGTACCATCGAGAGGATTCCAGCAACGTTTTCACCAACAACCCAATCGGGCTGAATCTCCCGTATCGCTCGTAGCATTTCCGGCCAGAGGTAGCGGTCATCTTCCGCTCCCTTTCGCTGTCCGGCGCAAGAAAAAGGCTGGCAGGGGAAACCTCCGGTGAGGACATTGATTTTTCCCCGCCACTCTGTAAAATCTGTTTTCGTGATGTCTTCATAACTTTTGCTGTTTGGAAACCAATAATCAAGTATTTTTCTCCCGAACGGGTTTATTTCACAATGGAACACGTTTTTCCAGCCCATTATCTCGGCGGCTATTTCCGGGCCACCGATGCCGCTAAACAGAGAGCCGTGTGTCAATTCGCTTTTCTTCATTTCCATAATTCAGAACCACTCTTCATTCGCTCCGACCTCTACCGAAAGCCAGTCCATGAGGAGGGTTATAAGGTTATAAATAGGCTTCATCTCACTAAACTTTTATCGCGTTGGCAATATTATCCGCATCCGACAGATTTCTTACCAGCACATCAAATGCTGCTGTACACCGCTCTGTGTTCATATTGACCGTTTTCCCGATTTTCAAACAGTCGGAAGCAAGGTTCATCATCCTTGTCACATTGGAAAGCTTCAGGTATTCCAACGTAAACCCGTTAAACCGTGAATCTTTCTTCCGAAGCTCTTTAATCCTTTCGTCAAACTGGATGCAGGCGTAATCACATAATGTCCTTGCAAGTTCGAACCTTGCAATCTCTGCGGAATGGGGTACGCCGTTATCGTCAAGAACCTGCTTGAATTGCCAATACAACATATCCACGTGCTTGTTCACTCCTTCCGTATACTTGTCGTTGCAGTCGGCGAAAAACTCGCTCCGGTCTGAACCGATAACGCTGTTTACAGTACGCTCGTATTCTTTTCTTGCCTTATCGGCATCATTCAAATACCGCTTGAATGCCTGTTTGTAATAAGGCGTTCTCTTCATTGCATGCAGGCACTCGATAACCTGCCCGCAACAGATGTCGTTCGTGAGCAATATGTTGTAGGTGCACAGAACTACAAGGCTCTCATACTTGCTGATTATCTGATTTGCCGTGTCGGTAGTCATTGCCTTGTCTGTTCTGCCTTGTTCATATTCTTGTTTCTGCTCTCTTTTGCAAGTTCATCAATCATGCGCTGATACTTCCTTGCCACCAACGGGCAGCGTATGCGCATTGCATTGTCACGCTGCCACTCCAATTGTTCGATTTTCTTTTCAATCTCTATGTCCATGATTATTTACCGTTTGTTTCTTATTTGGATAAACCCTCGTTTTTCGCATTCCTTCAACAGTTCCATATCTTCATCCCTTATATCGCATGGCGTCTCATGATTAACACTCATGTAATCCGATATGCCAAACTTTTTGCATATATCATAGTAAAAGCGTCTTTGCCTGCCTCTTGTCGTCCAACATATTGTAAGTCTCATACTTTATTGTCAAATTTATGCTTTCGCCAATACTTGTAACTGGCGTACTCTCCACGTCTATCAAACATTATACGCTCGAATGTACCAACACGCCGCAATGCTTCGTTTGCGTACAGGTCTCCACCGGCTATCTTAGCTTTCAACATCTCAATGTACTCTTCTCGGCTATACTCTTCTCCAGTAAAAACATTAATTTTTTCTTCCGGCATTGAGTGTATCACTTCATCCCGCTCCTTATCGTAAGTGGCAAACCAGCTCATGATGACAGAACCGTCTATTTTGCCGTAAAATCCACCGTATGATGAGTTTTCCCTTGCCCGTTTAAAACAAAGGCAAACGTCCTCAATTCTGAAATAATAATACTTGTCAAGGATAGAGTTTACAATGGATGCTACTTGATAGTCATTCATATCCTCGCGGCTACGGCCGTAAAACAACAGAGTACCTTCTATGAACTTTACAAGAACCGCCTTTATGCAGGTTTCGTTATCTTTCCTCCATTGTGATAATTGTATGGGAGGTGCGTTTATCGCTTGGCTTATGGAAGTTATCTCATTACTGATGTTCTTGCAGATAGCAATCAGCTGCCTGGAAGATAGAACCGCTATTTCCTTGCTTGTTAGTGTGATTTCTGTTCCCATTGTCTTTTAGTGGGAATAACCCTTGGTAATTATTACTCATGCTTTGCTCTATTATTGCAATCATCATCTGCTTGTTACCTCCCGAAAGAGTTAATAGCTTCCGGTAACATGCCTCTGCTCCGGTCTGCTTGTATGGCTGCCCCCTCTCTTTTTTGTAGTTGAGCCAGTATATGAATATATCCTTGTATTCTTCCTCTACGAAATAGAGGTCAAGTACCTCTTTCTTCCTTATTGAGTTTCTCCCGTCTATCCATGCTTTCGCTATTTCATTTCGGATTTCGGAAGGATATTTCAACGCATACTCTTCTGATTGCTGCTTTATTGTTTTCATATTATTACTTTCTATATGGTATTAAGAAATTTGTTCACGAAGTAAACTTGTCCTTTGCCACTAACTTTTGTAGTCAATGTAGTATGTAAAACGCCATTACTTCCAGAGCGTACGCCTTTTTTGATTACAAACAACCCTTGTTCTATGTATTTCTGATTTGGCACGTTATATCTTTCTCCATGCTTGCCCAAATATCCGTTTTTACGCATCCATGCAAACAATCTCTTTTCGCCTATATCGTATCCATTCTGCGCAATTAATTTTGCAAGCTCTCCGATAAGGCATGAACTTTCCGCTCCACTAAATGCGTTTGTAAAGGTTACAGCAGGTTTGGTTTCTTCAATTATATTTTTGTTCTGTTCTTTGAGAATTTGATTTTCGCAAGCCATTCTTTGCTTTTCCTCACGCTCATTCTTTAACTGCGTGGCAAGGCTGATAACAAGGTCGGGGTTGTTTATCATCTGCTCCAAAGTTGGCTGCGTGGCGGTCATGCCATATTGAAGTAACTCTTTGATGCGTTTATTGCACCAAATGGCAAAAGCTGGGCTTAACCAACGAGCAAACTCTAAAGCTACATCTTCGTGCATCCAAGTGCCTTGCTCATTATTTCCTCCCTTAACTACTTGAATTAGTGCCGATATGGGAATATGCATATCGGCTGAAAGTGCTTCTGCGAACTCGGTAGTAGTTTTCAATCTAAGCCAATCGCCAACCAATTTACCGAACGGCTTAGCCATTTCGGTTGCATTCACCATTACGTTATCTCCTTTTGAAAAATGAATTATAGTTCCGTTGTAATCGAATTTAATAATTGAAGTATTCATAATATTTAATTTTTTAGATTTTACTCAATAAAAGAACTTCTCTCCTTTTTTTCGGAAAGTGAGGTAGCCCGATAAAAGGCTACCCAACACGATAAGTATTTCAATCATGGCTTTACGGTTTGATTATTCCTGTCCGCCTGAATTCATCCCACTTGTCATACTGCTTCGTATAGACAAGGTAGTGGAAGCATGAGCATTTGAGTTCGATTTCCCTGCGTTCGCTCCATCTTGTCCATTCGAGAAGTTTTTTCGTAAACTCCAGTTCCTTTTCGAGCTTTGCGATTTTCCGCTTGTCGGCTGCGCTTGATTTTACAACCTTTGGCGCAATCTCGTTCACCTTGTGAAAGACTTCACGGTACACATCAAATACGGGGCGAACTTTGCGGGCAATGAAGTATTCTAAGCAGGAGACGGAGAGGTAGTATTCTATTGTTGGTCTGCCGCCTTTTGGGTTTTCCGCTTTTTGGCGCAAAACTTGATAATCAACGTCTTGGATGAAGTTTTTAGTTAATTCTTTAGTCGCATTATCTTTTCTTGAATAGGCAAGCATCCAGCAACTATCAAGGTTAACAGGGTAGGGAACATTCAGTTTTGAAAGTTCTAAAATAGCTTTGAAATAGCGTTTGATTTCTTCGGTTGAAGAAGATAATGAAAGGGTGCACGTGTCGTGTGCAGACGTGAGTCCACAATTTACTATACTTCGATTGCTGCTCAATTTCATTGGACTTGGCATGTTATGAAATTTGAGTTATTAAAATAAGAAAGGCTATCGCCTCACGAACCGCCAAGTCCAAGTTATTACATAATCGTAGTAACCCATGTGAGTGATAGCCTCTATATCTTTGCAATATAAACGCAATGCGCAGCCACAAAAAAAATAGCTACTACAAATTATGTCTAATACATGAACTTGGCGTGTTCGCCGCAAAGATACACACTCAAATCAAAATGCCAAAGGAAAACTATATTTTTTTAATCCAAAGTCTTGATAGTAATCTCAACACGAGGATTGTCCTTATCAACGAATTTGCGTGCATGGATAAGGCAGCAGTTGTTATCGTTCTTGATACACTTTATGCGTTGCAACACGTCAAGTTGCAACTTCAAAACATTATCCAAATCACTTCGTTTGCTCGGATAATACACGTCAATATAAAACTCAAATGGCTCATTTATATTTAAATCCCTCAATTGTCCGGCTTGCCAAATAAAAGATTCCTCATATTTTTTTAATGCAGGAGTCTTAGCCAAACATCTGTGTCCGTTAATGGTTACTATCTTGTAGCAATTAGCCTTTGATGGGGCGTTACCTTTTATGGCAGCTTTATATTCCATATCATATATGCTTTATTTTAAGTTCAACATTCACCGGCTTGTCCTTCATCGTGGAGAAAGCATCGAGTATCCTCTCCTTAGTCAACTGGATAGGTCGGGTCATTATTTCACTCTCTATGTTTTCCAATGGTATCTTCTTTCCGTCATAAGTAATAAGAACCGCAGAAGTTATTACGTAAGGACTCATGTCTTGTATTGTTTCTTTATCTGCCTTGCAATCTTCTTGTTCAGCTTACTTAGACGCTCTGCCTGCTTGCTGTCACCTCCAATATTATGAATGTCTGACTTTCGGTCTGCGATAAGCTCCTGAATGATTGCACCTTCGGATTTGGTTATTGTAAGTTTCATTCAAGTTTTTATTTGAATCCCCATTCTTCCATGTAGTCAATGTTTTCAGGAAATCCTTCTACCGATTTGGGACTAAGGAATATTTTCTCACTTTCTAATTTCGAGCCTCCCCATTCAGTAGGTGGGCAGTTTTCGTATTCTTCTTTAGAAACTTCACTTACATTAAAATGGGGTTGGAAGCCATATCCCATTACGCTTTCCCCTAAGTAAGTACCAAACTTCTTTAAAGCCCATTGAAATGCAATATCTTTATATAGGTAATGTTTAGAAAACACAGCCACATATATTTTATGAGAGAAATTTCCTGTTTCTGTTAAGTCAGGATTACATCTGATACAGAAATACTTAATACGTGAAAGTATTTCTTCAACAAACCTTTCATGCTTTTCGCAATCTTCTTTCGTTAAGAACTCTTTCCCGTCATTTGCAGTGTAAATAGTCTTGGTAATTTCTTTTGTTTCCATGATGTTTTTTATTAAAGCCCCGAAGCGTATTCTCCAGGGCACAACCATTATTACTAACCCATGCCATTTACGTGTGGCTCACATTTATGAGGTGGTAGCAGGACTTGCACCTGCATGATAGGAGTTTTTCTTGGACTTTCACCAAGTAGTTTATTCATTGACATTGCGGTCTATTCGGCATTACCCGTTATTAACTCAGTGGTTTGAATTTTTTTTTACGGCTAACCGTAACACATTGACTTACCAACCTATCTATAAGAGCTTCACTTTAGCGTCTCTCGTTGTTCCGCCATACCACCATTTTTGCCCGCCCAATCTTCACAGACCGGACAGGCAGGTTAACAAATAGTTCCCGGATAGGCGGTCAAGCCACACCGGGATAGTTAACTGTTAGCTGAAATTAAATCACTTAACCCGAACCTTTCACGGGACTTCTGTGTGAGCAGAGGGCTTTCGGTTAATTATATCAAGTCTAAAATCTTTGTCTTTGCAATAGCGTCCAGCTTCATGTCTTGAAGCCCCTGTTTCATGTATTCCGCCGCCTTTCTGTTGGCATCGTCCATGTCTTTTGCGGCTATTAGAACATAATATTTGTTCTCTTTTTCTTTCCCGTTTTCGTCTACGAAAATCTCAACAAGAGTGACCTTATAAAAGAACTCATCTTCCTGCTTCTCATTGACAATCTCACGTATCTTACTCCGGCTGATTGCGAAAACATCACACTCACCGTTGTATAGCTCATTGCCTTTCAATTCCACATGACCGAAAAGTTCATCATCGGTTATGTAATGTTCGGTGACTTCCTTTTCATCGCCTTTCTCGTTAACCTTGTTTACTTTTAGCTTAAATTCGTACAGCATGATATTATATGTTTATAGGTTACACATCAGAACGGAAGGTCGTCTTCCCCGTCGGTCTGTAAGGTTGGCGCTTCCACCGTAGCCGCAGCATTCCCGGAACCCTCAAACTCATAAGGCTTGAAGTCTCCCAAGTAAACCTTTGACTTGGCTTCTGCTTCTGTCTTGTTCGCATCCTTATACTGCTTTGATAAGTATTGTTTGCAGTAATGGGTATTTCCGTATTGGCTCGGCTCTCTACGCTCATTAATATTAACGTTAAGATAGACGGCTTTTGCTTTCAGGTTCTCGTCCATACTTACATAAAGGTCGTTTTCTTCTATAGGAATGACAACGCATTTCTTATTCTTAATTGTTGCTATGCCCACTTTTTCGAGCTTTAGCAAATTTACGCTTCCGGTTAAATTCATTTTCTATTCTATTGTTTCTTTAAGTAAATACTTGGTCAAATCTCTGTATTCAGCCCATTCAAGAAAGGAGCGAAGCAGATTATAATTATCCTGCTCCATACCATCGTAGCGATAGCATGTTATTGCAGGACCATAACGTTTCAACGGAATACCTCTGACATCATATCCATGCTTTTCTTTATCATATCCTTCAAATATGAACAAATCAAAATGAAATATATCTGCATTGAATAATTGGAGATAAAATTTCCATTGGCAAGAATTTATGTAATCGGCATCAATAGGATAAGAATATTTGGTTTTAATATCCCTAATTTCTACGCCATCTATCATATCGGCACATCCTGTTATAATAGCATTCCCAAAGTCCTTATAAAGGCGTATCTCATGAAAAGCATCAGGATGTTCATTCCTGTATGCAAGAGCGGCCTTACATTGTGGTATGTCAAGAATTATCTTGTTTCCCTCAATGTCAAACGCTAGTCCGCTTGGCATTTGTTCCTTTTGTTCTTTCCCGTAATAAAGAAAGGTACGCTCACCTGATTTAACCTTTTCGCATTTCGGTGTACCTTCTTCCACTATTTTATGAAAAGCTTTTCCAATTCTCGTATATGTATTGCCTTCAAATGCACCTGATATACTGTCAATAACCGATTGTTCAGTTATCTCATAACTGGCGTAATCGCTTTGTTCTATGTATTTTCGGAATGCTTCCAGTTGTGTTGCCCTAATAAGTGGTTTCATGCTTTAATAAACATTTTTTTGTCCTTGTCGAATGCGTATCCTTTTGTAGCAAGATTTTTTTGCATTTCAGAGAAGAACGGTAATTGCATGATTTTAGGCAGTGTCTTGGTTGCTTCCATCAATGAGATAATATCTTCATCAGTAATTGCAGCCGCAAGTTGCTCTCGTATTGCTGCAAGCTGCTCGTTGGCTTTTGCTTGTGCTTCTCCTTTTCCTTGAATAGATATTTTGACTTTTGAAACAATGTCAGACATGCAAGTATCAAATTGGGTTGTGCCATAATCAGGAATAGTAACAGTTTCAAGCCCGGCAACATTTTTCCCTACAAAATTATCTAACGGAGCAAAAGATATACAGCGTTTTCCATTTTGGATAAATACATATCCAACTTGGTCTGCAATTCTAACAAGAAGGTCTTTTGATTGCCCGGTACAATCTGGAGAGTGCTTTATCACATCACCATCTGCAGTTTCTTTATCATGGCAGATAAATATAATATCAGAACCATTTGAACGAAGAAAATTGACGAACTCTTTGAAATCTTCGCCCATCTGTCCGAAACGTTTTAAAGAATTTGTTTTTAACTTATAGTTGTTTTCAATGGCATATTGGCTCAAATAATCGTCAAGCATAGACTTGGCTGTATCAACTATAATTGTTTTATACTCTTTCATTGCTTCCCGCTCACTATCTATGTCTTTCCAGTTTTTAGCCATTATAGTATCACAACGCTGTACTGCTCGGTCTGCACCTCTGTCGCAATCAATCAATAAGGGGGTATCGGCTGTTGTAGCAACACTTGTTTTCCCACTTCCCGGTACTCCATAAAGTACAATAATAACAGGACGTTCAGGTAGAACGTCATTCTTTTTTACGATTGGCATAATTTTATAATATTAAGTTTAACAATATCTTGGCAGCCCTTGACTAACGCAAAGAAACATCCTTTCGTCTTCGAGTTCGTCAGGTGTATAATCATATTGACTACATTCAAGTTCTGCGCGCAACTCCTCAATGTCTACCTCTATAAGCTGAATGATTTCTTCTTTTGAAGAATACCCATACTTGGGAAGATAGTCCAAATCGCAAGCTTTGACTTCGTTTAGCTCCTTGTACAGTTCTTCAAGTTCATTTTCCATTGTATTGTGTTTTTAAACCGCCCGTACAAGGTTAAAGGGAAGCGGTGCGCACTTCGCTTCTCTCACGGCTTTTAGTACGGTAATAGCACTACCTTTGATGCGACTGAATTTGGTTAAGTAAAATAGTACATCTTGCTGTTCCCAACTCCCAACTTCTTCACTCTGATAGTTGTAATGAACGGAAAGTCTTTTTTTGGAAATCTTGCTTAGGGCTTCTTTAATAAGAGTGGAGTTTGTAAAGAACTTGCATTCCGTACCTTCATGTTTTATTTTTACTACATATCTGTCTGAACCATGCTGTGTTTTTACACCCGATTCAAAATCAAGTATTTCAATTTCACAGTTAAGAATATCGGTTATTGAAACCTGCGGAACTGGAAATATATGTCGGTCTGCATCAATTTCAATTCCTAATTCACTGAATCTTTTCATTCTTAATAATCTTTTTAATAAGGTGCTTAGAATTACAATGCTTCGCCCAACCCAGCCATGAACAGATTGCCATTTTGTAATCATGCGGGGTTATATTCTTTTTGTTTAATGCAGATACTTTACGGCAAAAGTTTTTCTTTATGGATTTCCGCATCAATGTATGCGTATGAAAAAATACGTATCCCACGAAATCTATTCCCCTGCTATCTACCGGAAAAAACTGATAGTTGCCCTTTAATTGCAGGTGCAGTTTCTCATTAAGATATGAGTTGATTTCAAGAAGAATACTGTGTAACTCTTTCTTGCTGCTGGAAAGTATCACCATGTCATCGGCATATCTGTAATAATATGGCATTCGCTTTTCTTCCTTAATCCAATGGTCGAAATAAGAAAGATATAGATTCGCAAAGAATTGGGAAAGATAGTTACCGATAGGAACACCCGGTGCTGAATCTATAATACCATCCAGAAGGGCAAGCACCTTTATGTCTTTTATTTTCTTACGTATGATACGTTTCAGTATGGAGTGGTCTATTGACGGATAATATTTGCGAATATCCATTTTCAGACAATATTTTGTTCCATCAGCATCTTTCAGGTCTTTCTTCAAATGTTTAACCACTCCATGAATGCCTTTTCCTTTGATACAGGAATAAGTGTGTGAAATGAAAATCGGTGTCCATATATCTTCAAGGATGTTCATTATAGCGTGATGCACAACACGGTCACGAAATGGTAGCCTGTATATCTCACGCTCCTTTGGGTCATGTATAATGAAAGTCGTGTATTGAGAAGTGATATAGCTTCTTTCCGACAATTCTTTGTGCAAGGAAAGTATGTTGTTATCCAAATCTTTCTCAAACTGAATAACTCCATACGTTTTTCCTTTGCCCTTTTTAGCTTTAGAATAAGCAAGATAAAGATTATCTATATCATAGATGCGATGATATAAATTCCCAAAGCGTTTCATAGCCTTTGTTTTCTAATAAGAGTTTTCGGGTTAAACCTACCAACACCGTTTGAATTGTTGTTTCCCACCAAGAGGTGAGGTTTCTGCCCTTTGAAGTTTTACAACATAGGTGAGACCTGCTACCTGCATTCGCATACGCATTATCGTAATTCGAATCGTTGAAAGCGAAAGAGGAAGGAGACAAGGGCAGACGACCTTTGTATGCTTATCCTATCTGGATGTCTTTCCAAATGTCAATAAATTGTTTTGCCGAATATTCCGCAAGTTCGCGTGTTTTATAACAAAGGCGAGACCAGCTACCCGCATCCGCAGACGCATAAGCGCAATCCGAACCGAAGAAAGCGAAAGAGGAAGGAGACATAATGAAATAGGGATAATACTTGTTCTCATCCGAGTTATCCCAGTCTGCTTTCCAGCCTTCATTCAGAGCTTCCGTAATAACTTCCATTTTATATAACGCAATGAAATGCCTGCGCATGTCTTTGGGTAAATCTGAAAAATCAGGGACACCTTTTCTTCCTGTTTCTTCCATTGCGTCTTCAAACGTTTTGATTCTATCCATTACGTTTTGATTGGCAAATATTTCTTTGCCGTATAGATTTTCAAGCATCTGCTTTCCTTTATTGTCCGCTTCTCTCCAAGCCTTTAAAGCGTTATTTTTATCTACATTTAAAGTCATAATTGTAAGTTTATAGGGTTATAGAATAAATTGTTTCCACAAATCAATGAATTGCTTCCCGCAATAATTGGAAAGCTTTTCGCTTTTCAAACAAAGGCGAGACCCGCTACCCGCACGCGCAAACGCATAATCGTAAGTCGAAACGTTGAAAGCGAAAGAGGAAGGAGACCCATTAGGCTTGAACCACGGATACCAGCGTCTCACGTTTGCATCGCATACATCAGCTTTCCAACCTTCGTTTAGGGCTTCTATAATTAGAGTCAGCTTTTGGTAAGCAATATCGTGTTCCGTTAAGCCTAATTCCAATAGCTTTTTCTCATCGAGTGGTTCCCTTCCCAACTCGTGGCAAGCATCAAGGTAGGTTTTCACTCTTTCTGTAACGTCTTGTGAAAAGAAATCTTTTCCAAAGGATTCTTCCAATACTGTTTTTAGTTCTTTTGAACCGCTCCGATATAGTTCACTGGCTTTTTGTTCACTTAATTGTAATGTTTTCATATGATTGTTATTAATTGGTTTCAAGAAAAACCGGACTATCTTCACAGACCGCCCGGCTACGACTAAACAAATACTTCATCTGTAGTGAAGATGTTGCGACACCCGGACTCGAACCGGGATGAGTTGTCAAGCTCCACACATCTAAGGTTTGACATTCCTATCATAGAGTGCTACGTCTACCATTCCGCCATGTCGCAGTGTTTCCCGACCAGCACGTGGACGGGACTGTTTACATTAAAAAGCTATCATGAATTATTCACCCTTACAGGCTTTTGTTCCCGTGAGCGTTCCGATGGTTGCCTTACTACTCTCAAGCATCTATTGAGAGCCACGGGAATTCTCTATTTTAATTCTTGAATTTGTTTCATTATATTAGATACCTCATCTGCATTTACATAACCAATTACATCATCTGTAATTGAGGTATCATAACAAATAGCACCATCTTTAAGGACAGCAACCTCATAAGTATCTATACCGTTAGAATAGAACATATCTCCTTTTACAACACTTATTCCATAGCCATTATCAAACCGCATTACAGCGTGTTTTGCCTCCATGTATTCCTCACGAAGCGGAGAAGGAAGATAACGTGCCTCCTTGCTAAGAGCATGTGGATTAAATACCAAATCCGTAAATGTTTTTACCTTTCTCATATCATTATTCATTAAGCATTGCTCCCTTCAACGCAACAATACGTGTTTAGCTTTCAGCGTGCCCGAATTTGACGGGAAGGGAGTATATAATAGTACCAGCGATAATGACGCCCAAACATCATACTTTAACGGTCAACGGACGATTTTCCGCGCTGATACATAGACTACTATTGTAGTATGTTCATTAACTTAATCACGCTGCTGCCTTATGCTCGTATTCACCTCTCAATGAACAGTCTTCGCAATCGGTTGCTCGCACGCTATACATCGCCTCAGCTATGTGTATATATAGATATACTGCTTATCAGCGCAGGCTAATTTTACGTGCCCTGAACACGACTTCATTTTTGAGGGTTAAGTCTCCCATCCCGAATGTTTGGCTCATCGGTTTCGCCTATAATGCTCCCTCTGCACGACTCGAACGTGCGACCTTCGCTAACCGGAAATTACCGGATACTAAACCTTCGAACAAGTAACCATAGCGATGCTCTGCCTGGCTGAGCTAAGAGGAAGGAGCGTTGTTCACACAACGCGGTTTTAATAGTCAAGACTGTCGTAATACTGCTTGTTACTCATATACTCGGATACTACCGCCGACCGCGAGCTGTCGTTTATCCGGCTTCTGATGAAGTCATACTTATCGGAACTCATGCCAGATAATACATCATCGTTGTATTCTACACGGCTGCTGTATATACATCCCGCCATTATTGCTATTATTAGAGCAATCCGAAGAAGCAGGGAAGTAATTCTGTTTAAGCTATAGGGTTTCATCTTTCCAAATATTTAATCAATGCCGATTTCTTAAATCGAAGAAGTCTACCGTTTTTTGTATGAGGAATATTAGATATATTGTTATACAAAGTACCAACACTACACCCAAGAATATTAGCAGCCTCTCCTACCCCAACCCATTCATCCGAACATTCAATCACTGTTTCCTCTACAATCCTTTTCACATCCTTGCGCATAAGTTTGTACAGTTCTTCTGCTAATATTCTTGCTTCTGTGCGAGTCATAACTTTTTAACGGCTGTAATTGTAATTTCCCATGTTTTCGTATTAATAGACACCTTATACCTCTCTACATCCGGTCTTGGGTCTGCTAATGAGGCTCTATAAGCAACAGCTCTCGCCGAATCGCAAGCTCTGTAATCACTTAGACGTACAGTAAGCGAAGTCCCTGGTTTAATCTTCAAAATATCTTCTCTTGTTATTTTCATATTATCTATTATATAAATTTTCTCACTTTATTTGTTTTTTCATAGAAAATAGCTATATTCGCCGACATAAAAACAAATACAAGCGGCTTTTATGGTTGCTTCTATTTTTTTATGTCTTGTTGTTGTCGTTCTTTCGTTCTAACAACGACGCAAAGATACAGTAAAATACTGTATTAACAATACCAATACAGTAAATAAATGTATGCTATAAAACATGTTTTATATAAAACTCTGATTAATATATTGTTATGAGTAAGTATAGAAATACAATAACACTAATATTGTCTGCAATATCTATCATGGTATCTGTGGCGGCTCTATGTAGAACATATCCGCATACCTCTGATTTGGGAATGGACTATCAAGGGGTGATAGTGGGGATATTAGCGTTGCTGGTTACGGCTGTCATCGGTTTGAACATTTATACCCTTGTAGATTTCAAAAGAGCCACCAAAGAGGTTGAAGCATTGAAGAGGAAATTACATACGGACTCTAACACTAATCTTGCATTGGGGTTCAATAGCGCGTTTATGATTTATCACTATCTATCCACCGGAAAGTCTCCATTAGGTCTTGATTATGAACTTATCAGAAGCGGATTGCTCTGCCTTAAATATCTATCAGAAACAGATAATATTGAAGCATGCAATGCTATCGTGAAAAACATAAAACTAAGCATGCAAGAATTAAAGACAATAGAGATAACGAAACAGCAAAAAGAAGAGCTAGTCTCTCTGATTCTTGACATAAAGAATCACCGTTTGATAGATGGTTTTCAGGATATAGTTCATCTCGTTTCTTGTATAGTTCCCGAAGTTCGGCATCCTCTACCTTGTGGAGTATCATAGCGCACTCCCTCAGCTCTTCCAATTCTTTTGGAGTATATCTTACCGCTCTATGAGAGAGGAAATTGCCGGTCTGTTTAGTTATACGGTTTTTCTGTTTTGGCATCTTTTTCATAATTCGTTCTTTGAAATGTTGTACAATCGGTTATTAATGAGACATCTTATGTATGTTCCTATGGCAGCTTTCACAGACAACAAGAACATCAGAAGGTAGATATTCCCATGCAAATCTATTGCTGATGTATTTTACATGGTGTATATTTAACTTTTTCTCTTTGCCGCAAATTTCACATTTTCTACCTCTTACGGTGAATATAAATTCTCTGTATGACTTCCATTGAGGCGTTTCTAATTGGTCATAATACGGACTTTTCTGTTGGAGCCATTCATTTTTGTAGTTTCTGAGTTTTGTTGCTTCAATAGCTGGCAAAAGACCTTCTTTACGTTTTTTCTCAGTAAGGAAACTGTTTGCAACATTCACGATAGTGGAGATTGATGTAACCTTTTCTCCTTTTGTTGTTAACCAATTCTTTTTGTTCCAATATTCTATAACTTGTTCTGTTGTTATCAAATATGGTTTCTTTCTTGAAGTAAGAAATACATCTATATCATTCTTCTTAAACTGAGTATTTACATTAAGTATATCATTCATATTATATGTTTTATGTTAACTTATAAATTACCAGGTTTGAAGGAACGTTGATTTTTGAGTGAATCATCCCCTTACCCGTAGAGAGCGATTCCTCTCTAACGGTTCAGGGATAATTCGATGGTAAATCACCAGTATAAGTTAGGTATCGACCCCATCGGCTCTGAATTGGGTGCTTCCAATCTCGGCTTTCAGCTTTTACAGAGTTGGTTATCTCGTAACCTGCACCTGCGCACCAGTCTGCTTATTTCAATCGACTGCCTTCTTTCGTGCATCCCCTCACGGGCTTTCACCGTGAAGCTTCGGAAGGTTGTTTTAAATCTGTTATTGGTCGAACGTATTTTCCCCGATAGCCCTCCGCAGTAGCTCGTAAAGCGGAAACAATAACCGATTGTACTTTATAAAATAAAAAATCCGTTGCTAAAGTAGAGAGGCAACGGATTTCCATATAGAAAAGCCCACGTTAGGGCGATTGTTTAATCATGTGTCTGTTGTCTCTCTACTTGCAACGGGTGCAAAGATACAGAATTTTACTGTATCTCCAAATAAATACAGTATTATTTTGATGAACAGTAGGGAAATATTAGAGTTTATCACTGATAATGAGAAAGTGACTCTTTCTAAGTTATCTCAGTTGATGGGGATTAAGAGGGCACAGCCATTGTATGATATTCGTGATGGGAAAATAAAAGCCATAAGTGCTAATTATGCGGATAAAATATTATCAGTATTTCCTGAATATAGCCGGGTGTGGCTTATTACAGGAGAAGGACAACCTTTTTCTAAAAATGAGAACGAAGAAAATATTGGTGAAAGTATCATCGTGGCTGCAAGTGAACGCCTTTTAGAGGTTATGGAGTGCTTAAAGATTAGTCCATATTTGCTTGAAAAAGATTGTGGCGTGAAAAATGCACAAGCTAAAATATCCCATTACAAAAAAGGGGTTACCAAGGCTATATCTGGTGATATAATAGCTCAGCTTTGCGAAGCATACCCCCAAGTCAACGCCAACTGCATCCTCACCGGCAAAGGTGATATAATATCCCGGATTTCCGAAGCATTCCCTATGCTTAATGTTAAGTGGCGATGTTCTGGGAAAGGCAATATGATAGATGATGCCTGGAAATACGAAGAGCAGATTAGCAAAATAAAAAAGATACTATTGTGATACCATGCAGTAATATTTTAGTTCACTATATTTCATTGTATTTCATGAAATGTGCAACAAATGTGATACCCTTGTGTGATACCAGATCTTTTAAATTATGAAGTACCCAACAGTAAGATCTGTGTTTGACCGGAAACACACAGCAAGCAAGACAACAAAAGGAACCGTTCAGATAGAAATATTATTTGAACGGAAAAGGAAATGGATTAGTACAGGCGTTAGGCTATATTCCGACCAATGGAGTAAAAAAAACAAAGTCAAGAATACAGTTCAGTCCATAGATCTGAACGAAAGACTCGATGCACAGATACAGAATATAAACGAATTTATCAACTCCCTTATAAAGAATAAGGAGCCCTTTAACTTTGAAAAGCTGGAGCATTTCCTAAAGTATTCACAGCAGAAAGAGAGTTTTCTTGACTTCATAAAGCGCCGGGTAAGCGAAAGAACAGATTTAAGAAAGGGGACTTTAAATACCCATGCCACATTAATTGACTCTCTAGAAGAATTTGGTAGAATCGTTTATTTTTCCGACATAACAACGGCCAACATAATGTATTATGACGATTTCCTACATAAGAAATATAATAAACAGACAACCGTTCATGGCTATCATAAACGCTTGAAAAGATATATAAATGAAGCTATTAAATATGAGTTGTTAAAAGACAACCCATATAATAGGCTCAAATTTGACCGCGGAAAAAGCGAAGGAATAAAATACCTTACCATAGACCAAATAAAGCAAATACAGAACTTAGAAATAACATCAGAAAGCATTAGTAAGGTTAGAGACTTATTCGTCTTCCAATGCTTCACCGGTCTGTCTTATGCAGATTTGTCCAAATTCGATTTCTGCGGAGTAATCAAAAAAGGAAGCAAATTTTTTATTAGAGATATTAGAATAAAAACAGAAGAAGAATACTTTCTTATGCTCCTAAAACCCGCAATGGAAATATTGAGAAAATACGACTTCAAGCTACCGATAACAAGCAATTACCAATATAATTTAAGGTTGAAAGTCGTTCAGGAAATTGCAAGGATAAAGCAAAGCCTTCATTCCCACATGGCAAGACACAGTTTTGCGGTAATGGCTCTGAATATGGGCGTATCAATCGAAAACCTTGCCAAAATGATGGGACATACAGATATAAAGACAACCCGGATATACGCGAAGGTGCCAAACAAGTCCGTGCAGGAAGAATTTGAAAAGATGGATAGCAAGTTATAACCCAAACAACCCGGTGGGTTAAATTCAACCCAAAACAAGTGAAAAGACCCACTGGGTTATAACATCATTCTTGCCTTTCAACAAACTCTTTTAATCTGTACAGTCTGTCAATTGACGGGTTATAAAACGGGTCAGGAAAATGCTGGTTTATATCGTGTATATTCGCCTGTATGTATTTCTTTACGTCGAATATATTCTCCGATTCGCTTAACTCTATTTGAGTGGGCAGTTGAGCCGTTAAAGCCCAATGAACAATAGCCTTTACACTATCTTCGTCGTATGCGTATTTACTTTCTTGTGCCATTCTATCTTATATCCTCTGAGTAAACCTCTTCTCCGGTTTCATTACACACGATTGAGACGATTCCTCCCTTATAATCCCCGAAATATGATTCATTGGTACCATTATAGGCTTCTATATAATTTTTGCAGTACTCGAATGATTCGTTAAAACCCTTGTTATTAGAATCATTGGAGTCATTGAAATATACATCGTAAGTTTTCATAACCTTGTTTTTAATTGTTTGCAAAAATACCGTTTATCCTTCTTTAATTCATCTTATACAGCATGTTTTAAAGCATATTATTTAAACCCGTTGAAATATCCCATTATTTTATCTGATAATTCACGCAGCCCGCAGCATATATACGTTTCAGTCATCGTTACACTGGAATGCCCTAACATCCGGCTGATAGAATACAAGTCCGCACCTCTTAAATATAAGTTGGTTGCGCAAGACTTCCGGGCGGAATGCGAGGAAATAAATTCCCACTTTTCACCGGTTATATATTCGCCCGCCTGGTACAGCTTTATACGCTTGCTTATTCCACATCGCCGGCATATGCTTCTTATCGTGTCATTAAAGGTCACATCCGAAACCTTTCGTTCATTGATGCCGTATTCCCGGTTTTCTTTCAATATCCGGAGCACGGCAGGAGCCGCCGGTATCTCCGCTTTAATCTTGGTTTTCCGTGAAACATATATCAGCCTTCCGTCTACTATGTTGTCCTCTGTAAATTCTATATAATCCGAATGTCTGGCGCCTGTAAGGCAACCGAGCAAAAAGCAATTTTTTACAGCGCGCTCCGTTTCATTAATAGGATTATACGCCAATAACGTTTTTATCTCGTCATCCGTTAGCCACGTACTTTGCGTAGCGTCCTTTTTTAAGGTCAATATAGCCTCAAAACCTTTTGGAAAAGGATACATATCGCTGTACAGGTTAAGAATTGATTTAAGCATAGCGCAATAGGTTTTAGCGCTATTGGTGGCTACTCTTTCATTAAGAGCCTGAACAAAGTTGTACAACCTCGGTTTTGTTATGCTGTCGAATGCACATTCCACTTCGTTAACCTCTTCATACACCCGCAACACTTTTCCGTATTGCGGGTATTTCTTCAAAAACACTTCCTTTAAAGTCTCCATATTATTCACCTGATTTATTGTCTTTTGTTTTTCCTATCGCCATAGCGATTCCTATTAAAGCTGACGTAATAACAAGCGCCGGACTAATATTCCATAAAATAACAATTAGCAAGATTGCCCAAAGTATAAAACCTAAATACATATCCTCAAAATTTATCTGATTCTTTACTGTCGTTTACAAATTCCCTTATCCTCTCTATATTTTACTTTCTTCTCGTAAAATTCCATACCCTCAGCAAGCGGGGTGTAATGTGATGAAGTGCTAAGAGTACCCGTTTCTATTTTGTCGTTAAACTCAATTATACCGGGTAAATCTTTTTTTAAGCTGCTTTTCACACTCACACCGTCATAGGTTACGCAAAACTTACGTCCTCCATCCGTATATACATTGAAAACATCGCCCGGCTGTATATCCTCGCGTATTTTCGCGCCGGTTATGATTCCAGCGCCTTCAATATCGTAATAGTGCACGCCGTTAAAGTTGTCCGTTTCGGTTAAATGGATATTTTCAAACGTCCCCGTTCCCTCCGCAAGTTCCGGGATATATATTTCTTCAGGAAGCGCCGGTAACGCCATAGGCGTTATCAGCTCTTTAACCTTGTCCGCTTGTTTCTTGCTAAATATCCATCCGGCACGTTTTTCACCGTTGTAATTTAAAGACGGGTTAAAGCGTCCGCCCAATTCCTTTAATTGCTCTTTGATAGCTTTTGTATCGCCAAACACAGCAACCGCCTTTTCTGAATAGTCCACAACCTCAAGACCTTCAACCGTCACGGCTTCCACTTCTTTGGCTTCCTCAACCTTTTCAGCCTTAACGCTGCTTTTCTTCGCTTTCGGCTCTATAACCTTATATTCGTCGCTAACTTTGATTTTCAAATAAAAATTAGTATCGTAATAGTCTTGCATACCGTCGCTATCATCGTAACGGAAAGAATTTGCATACGTTGTAACAGCGTCCAACACCTTGAACATTTCCGGCGTTAACTCATTTTCCCATCCTTTTACGCTGGACATCGTAGACATGCAGCCACGTTCCGCACTTCTTGAACCTTCAACGAAAGGAATACAAGTGCCTTCTTCCAGTTCAATGTACATTGAATCCGTGTACATGCTCCATGCAGAACGTACAGAGAATTTAAAGCCCGGGAAATTCTTCCTTGCAAAAGCCCTGACCTTTGCGGCGATTTCCTTTGTACTTAATTTGCTGTCATAGTTCGAACCAGCACAACCGTTTGCGGTGTAGAAATTCATTGCTTTCATAATGCTATAGTTTAAATTGTTAATGATTCAACATTATAGCGCGTACACGTAAACCGGAAGAATATTTGCAGGTGAGAAATTAAAGAAGTACTTTTGCCTCCGCTTGGGGGGGACTCCTTTAAGTATTCCCAACCTACGAGGGTCTTAACATTGCCGTGTTAAGGCTCTCTTTTTTATTCCAACACTTAATAACACGCCTGTAAGAACAAGAACCTTATATCTATCTCTTTCTTACATTACAAATGTACGAATTATTTAGTAAACAGCAAAGAATATTGCAAAATATTTTCATAAAATAATCATATTATAAAATATACAACAGATGTAACATAATACACTATATATCAAACACTTATAACACGGAATACAACCACAAGGATTGTAAATATATAATACAATAACAAACATAATAAACACTTTAAATACAATAGATTTAATCTATATTAACAATAAAACATATAGATAATATAAATATATGCAGGTTCTTGACGGAGTGTCTGACGTAATAGATTTAATCTATATTAGCACAATGGTTAATAGATGTTATCTATAATACAGACGTGTGATATTGATTTTATTTATTTACCGGATTGGGTGCCTTCGGCTGCGCTGTGACAGCCTTTACTTTATTCTCAGGACTGGAGGGTAGCAACAATGTGAACCAACACAAACTTTATATTATATGTATAATGTAAACCACAAACCGCTATTATACAACAAAATACATTGCAAACACCCTGCAAAGAGCCACCCCCCCCCTTATTTTTTTTGTAAGGAAATCGGCGTAGTCACCTCGCCTAAAAATTTTTTATTTTCTCCATTTTCTACCAATTTGTAATGATTTTTTACAACAAGTCAACCATTGTATTTTTACATTTTTGCACTATATGGATGATTATTGGGTAATTTTCTATGTTTTAACGCATATTAATTAGAAAATTTACTTGTTTTATAATCAGATAGTTGTATATTTGCATAATGAAGATAAAGAACATAGATATATGTATTTAGCCTTTACAGATAAAAGAAAAAAGGTTATTTTCATAAAATGCGCCTATAGGAGCATGCGTTATGTTCTTTTAAACACAAAATGAGCGACTTACAATGAATAGAAGGGAATTAAAGGGTTATGTGCTCGGTCTGCTGTCTCAACATTGCGACGAATATGCCTCTACATTCAGGGATATATCTTTGGTTACAAGCAATCCGGAACGTACAGACAGATACGGCAGGCGTCTTGAGGAGTTGTTCCGGGAGGGGTATGGTGTTGTAACGAAAGACATTGCCGATTACCGTGTTCCGTTGTATGTTTTTACGGGAAAGATATACGAGTACATGGACTACAATGTGCTCTATGATGCCGTAGACAGGTGGCTTGAGAAAATGGGTGTTGCCGCCCGTGACCGCACTAATAAGATTATGTATTCTTACATGAACCGGATAATCAATGTCATTAGAGACCATGAGCTGCAACCCGACCTTAGCATTATGTGCTTTACTAATTGCGTGGTTGACATGAATACTTTAAAGACTTACCCTCACTCTCCGAAGTTTGACTGCGTAAAGATGTATCCGTTTAAGTATGACCGCAAGGAGATTTTTAATTGTCCTACCTGGAGAAGCTTTCTTGGAGAAAGCTGGATACCTACGGAAGAGTTGGATGGCGTATTGCCGGAAAAGCACAAGCGCAGGATATTGCAGATGTTCCTCGGTGCTTGCCTTGTCAATAGGAAAAATATAAGCTTTGAGTATTTCCTCATATTGCAAGGTGCTGGTGCGAACGGTAAAAGTGTTATTTACCGGGTTCTAAAGGATATGTTTGGAGAGGATGAAATACTAAACATAAAGATGAGCCAGTTTGCAAGAGGTGGGGATGAGCAGCTGCGTGCCGCCTACTCGATGTCAAGGAAAAGGCTTATGTACTGCACGGAAAGCAACCGGGGTGATTTCAAGGACATGAGCATCATCAAGGCAATATCCAGTGGAGAGCCGATTGCCTGTCGGGGAATAGGCGGGAATATCACAATGATGCAGAGACCTCCTATTATGCTGTGCAACTCCAATTACCGTTGGCAGCCGAAAGATTTTCTGAACCGTGACGACCCTGACGACGAGAGTATGCAGCGCCGCGCCCTGGTGCTGAACTTTGACAAGACAATACCGGTGGAAAAGAGAGACACCATGCTCGCAGAAAGAATGAAAGCGGAACATGCCGGTATAATGGCTTGGATTGTGAAAGGGTTGTGCGAACTTAAAAAGAACAATTGGCGGATGCCTGAGAACTTGGGCGGGAAGATTGATTTGAAACTGGAACGGATACGGTCGAGCGTTACGGGAAAGGATGGGAAACTTGTGGACGGGAGTGTTTCGGAATATTTCAAATATAAAGAGTGCCAGCCGGAAGAATTTGAAGAGAGCGGTTCCATAGAGCTGACATCCTCGGATATATACAAGAACTATGAACGGTTTTGTAAAAAGAACGGGGTCATCCCGGTTTCGCAAAGGAAGTTGGGCATTGACATGCTTTCACTCGGATACGTACGGGAAAAACGTGCAGATAAGGGATACAGCAATGTCTATACGCTGTGGTGTGGCAACGAGGATATTGTGAATAACTTCATGAGACACATTCCCAATATTGCGGAAGAGGCGAAGACCAATCTGTTTGAGGGTTGGGAGTACTCGGACGATGATTTTTTGAATGAAGATTGACAGATTTACTTAATTAAATATCAAAACTATGGATTTCGGAAAGACTCAAATCGGGAACATGACTTTTGTCAAGTACAAGAAAGGCGGTTTGCCTTTTATTAAGGTATCAACCGTAAGCGGGGACTTCTCTGTTGAATATGGGGCAGGAAGCGTGATGTTCATGCTGCTCGACAATGCCCCAATAGAAGATAAGGTAGACAATCTGCCGATGCTTATAATACGCAATACACAGTATGTGGCAAACTGCATTGACGCAGAGTTGCAGGTGGATGTGTTGAAGGCAGTCGGAAACGCCCTTGACCGTGCGGATGCCAAGCCCATATCCGACGAGGAGGACGCCAAGATTATTGAGGAGGAAAGGCAGATGTATGAGATGAAAAAGGAAATGGAGGATAATCATGAATGAGCCAATACTAATAACTCTTAAAAATGGGGGGGGGAATTGAAAGCGATAGAGGATGCGTTATGTGACAAGAACGGATACAATGTTAGATATTCAGGAGAAAACGGAAAATATTACTATCCCTCCGATATAGCTTCAGTACTACCGTTAGATAAAGGTAAGCAGATAAATGGAAGAGACTTTTGCTATCAGATAAGAAAAGACAAAGAGGAGTTGGAAAGGGAAATGGAATCAATGCTTTTGTCCTTCTCATATCAGTATGGCGGAATTCATATAGATTCTTCCATCAAGGAGTATGAAACAGCCGATGCGGAGACAGGTAAAAAATCCCCGATGTTCGCTGTTTCTTTGGGAATAAGAATTTAGCTATGGGAAACGAGTTCGGGAAGAACATATTTTATCGCAAAATGCGGCAGTAAATACTTACAGAATTGGTATAACAGAAATACACTTCTTAGGCCGGGTATCACTTCCCGGCTTTCTTTTTAGCGGCAAGATACAAGGAGCAATTATTGCATGAAAGCGGCAGATAGAAATGCACAGTAGTATCCTCTTCCTTTATTTCGTCCTTTTTAATTTGCGTGATGTCTGCTATCATTTTGGTGAGGTCTATCCATTCCTTGCATCCCTCTTTCCCGTCATATTTCTTGCGGGCAGCGATAAGTTTACGAAGCTGGTTTTCTTTTGATAGCTCGGAAGCAATATCTTCCTCACTAATACCATCTACCAATATATCATCCTCTTTCTCGCTCTCTTTTTGCCTGCGTTTAATCTTTCTGCTTGCAGAGGTCAAATAGTCCATGAAGTCTTTATCGTCGGACAAAAGGGTATTCATGTTCTTCTTGTTTATCTCCAGGTTATATACCGGATTGTAAAGACCGGAAATAAGATAGGCATCCTTGTCTTTCCATCCTAACGCTAAAAGGTCGGCAAAAGCCTTCTCTTTTATACTGATTCCCGCTTTTCTGCATTCAGAACCCAATCCTTTACTGAATGTTATTTTTTCTTCCTTCCCTCTCAACATATTATATGATTTTTAATTATACAAACACAAAATAGCAGCAGCATCTTATATGCCACTGGTTCTGATAGTCGGATATGGGATGATAGCCAACCATGCTGTCGCAATAAGAGCATGGGTAACTGCTCCCACGGTACGAATAAAAGCCCGTATATCCTTTATCCTTATGTTCAAGCCCCCAAAACAACATCCATGCAGAACCTACGGCGAAGCGGGTAAGGGTATTTAACGAGTTGTAAGCGGAATTAGACTTCCCTACCCCATAACTCACACCATCTGTTTTAATACGTGTGGCAGCAGCCCCGCCATTATCGGCAGCACGCTTGAAAAAAGGATTGGCATAGGGAGCATTGAGGTAGGACTTTACACTGTTCTTTATTTTATCCTTCCCGATTCCGGCTATCAGACCGGCTGCAATGGCAGCTTCCACCTCGTACTGAAAACGGTTGCAATAAATACCGATACGTTCCGATAATGTTTTTCCGTGGTCTTCCCTGTTTATAAAATCTACAATTGCATCTCTTTCCTCCTTTCTGTTATACACAGAAAGGGTTTCCGTGTAATCGTAAATTAACTCACGCAACTTACGGAGTACTTCGCTTACGTCCCGCTTTAAGTTCTCATTTGCAGAGAACCGGAACATTGCAGGCTGAATATCATACTTGAATGATATATCTATAATCTCTTTTGCCGCTTGCACAAGAAGCTCCTCCAAATGACTTTGCATAGATATTTCAGCCTGCAAACGTAATTTTATGAAATCCTTGGCATCCTGTATCTGTTTTTTTGTAGGTTGCTTCATTGCTTGTCATCTCCTGCCGGATTATGTTCAACTTCATTATCTGTGGCGGATATTTGCTGGGATTTCAATTCATAAAGAATGTCAGCCTGCTGTTCTTCCTTCTTTTCTTTCATAATCCTATCCCAGTCACGAGGATTGCTGTACATCTGAATTTGCTCATTTGCAGTCTGTCGGGACAGGAACCCGTTTTGAACAGCAACTGCAAGATTTTGTAGAAGTTCAGATTCATTCAGATGTATATACGGCTTTATCCAAGCATATACATTCAAATTTTGCAAGTCGATAAGATTTTCGGTTTCCACCCCATAGCCATAAGTGAATATCTTTACCATATCGTCAATGAGATGGTTATATTCTTGGGCATCCTTCATGGCATTTTCAAAAGCAGGAGAATAAAGCAGCTTTATGGCTACACCTGGAAGGTCTCCGCTTCTTACTTCCGGTGGAATTACCGCAAAAGACTGCTCATAGATTAACTTGTATAAAGTATCAAGCTGCTTGGTAAAGGCAGTGGAAACATCTTGCTTGTTAAGATAACCGGCTTCATCATCCGGCCCCATTGATATACACTTTATAGTGCCATCAATCCCTCCCTCTATATTAATACTATCTCCCTCTCCTTTGAAATACATAATCGGGAAGGCGTAAGCTGTATTGTTTTGTGACAATTGCGAAAAAGCAAGTTCATATTGCTCTATGCTGTCTTGTGAAGGAGACCAACAAGCGCCGGCTTCATTTCTGTGATAAGCCACAGGGATAAATGTAAAGCCATGTTCCTGAGAAGATATGAGTTCGTATCCGCTTAATCCAAACAAGTTCTTTATCACTTGCTTTATTTTGTTGTACGCCCCTTTCCCTTTTCTAAAGCGACGGAGATATTTCTCATCCCAAACTTCAAGCCAGTCTGTAACTGTATTTCCATTATTGTCAAAATCGGAATAGGAACGGGCAAACAATGTAAGCTCCCCTGTAACATTATCGAAATGGGGATATAACGTATCTCCTTTCTCAAAAGAAAGGACTTTCCAATAGAAAATTCCTTTTCGGAGATAACCTACAAATGCTGTGTCCCCCGTTATCTTTACGGATTTTGCCGCTTCATACCATGCTATCTCCATGTCCTTTACAGCCCATCCGGTTCGAAACTTAAAAAATGTATCCTTTACTTTTTCATTTTCGGTATCCCCTTCCAACTCAAATTGAATGTCGTTTCCACAAAGATGAACCAGGTGTTTGATTGTTATAATCCTCTGAAACGCAAAAGCACATCTGATAACGGACTCTCTAAACCACTCTTTTGTTTCAGGGTCTTGTCTTAATCTGTCCGGATATACCAATGGGTCATTTATAGCATGTCCGGACGGCTCAAATTCCCTCAAAAAATCCATTTGAGTTATTATCTGATATGTTGGATTGTCTAAAGGCTCATTAACGGACAAGCTGCCAGATATAACCCCTACTGCTTGTTTGTATCCATTTGGCAATATTCTCCGAAACGGACGGCGTACCATAATCTGTCGTGTACTTATATTCTCCATAATCCTTTTGGTTTAGTGTGTTGTTTTCTTATATCAAAAATCTGTCTGTAAATCATAGCCTCTATAAAGTCGGGAGAATGGCCGACGTACTTTTTCATCACTTCCTTTTTAATTAAAGAGAAGCCTTTATCTGTGTCTGCATCCCGGATGGCTTTGCGTTCTTTCATCAGGATATTATAAAGTGTCATATCTGAATATCCGTTTCCTGAAAACTTACGCGACAACAAATCGGGGTTAATCGAAATTTCATCATTCTTAATCTTCTTAACGAGAATATCAGCGCATTGTGATTTCAGGGAAGAATAGATATATTTTATAGATTGTTCGTCAGCTTTTGTCGTTGGGATAGGAGCTGCCATATTATTAAACTTGACCGCGTCTGGGAATTTGCCCTTAAAATCCTGTCCAGGTCCATTCAAGTCAAAAACAAAGTCTTTCTCCAGGACTCCCCATTCACGCAACTTATATGCGACGCACTCTTCCGTCCGCTTGGAGTTATCCCGACTTACATATACGTCCTCTATATGGTTCCCAATCCAAAGCCACAAGACAAGATTATCTCCACCTTCATATGCAATATCACATGATACCCTTCGCTTATCATCTCCATATTGGGCGGAGTTGTTGAAGAACCGCTCCATGTGTTCGATTTTAAGAATATCGTCTCCAGCCGCTTTAAAATTCCAATTTCCTTCGAGGTCGCGAGCGCGGGATTCTTCATCCTGCTGGGCAAGATTAGCCGCATAATTTGAGTCAGCCTCAATCAATTTGATATTATCCTCCAAACGTGCCCGTATAAAGACGACTGACTTGACAAACATTGTTTTCTTATTAAATCCCAATTTTTTGTAAGCATCATTCCAAAGAGGGTCTATGATGGATTTACATTGTTCATATACCTCTTCTGGCGTGTCTCCCCAAAATATATTATTGGGAGAATCTCCATCCATAAAACAATATCTTTTCTTTCCATCGCGTTCTGGTATAGGATTCCCATCCTCTCCTATCCACCAATCTATAAAAACGCGCACCCAGCTATCCGGGTCCGGATTACAAGTACCCCAAAAACGGTTTTTAATACCATAAGCGTTACGGTTGCAAGTGATAAGGTATTTAAACTTGTCATAAGAACAATGGGTTATTTCGTCTATACCGATATAACAGAACTGTTTACCTTGAAAGCGCTTCTTGAAATCCCCAAAATTATCAGCAAAATAAGAAAACCACAGTTTTCCAGCGTTTTCTCCAAAATTCCAAGTCATATCCGATATAGAACGGTTATAAGTTCCAAATTGGGAGTAAATAAGATACGACGTGTTAATCATATCTCTAAGGTCATCTTTCTCGTTACGCAGAAGAACGGCATTAAAACGTGGTTTTTTAATGTCTGGCAAGGATTCCATTAATAAAGTAAATGTTTTTGAACCGCCACGATTCCCTCCCATAATAACAATGTCGGCATCGGAAGCTAATGAGTTCTCCTGCCCGCCGGATTGAGCTATAACATTGAAATCATTTTTCAAATTACGCAACCTGTCTATGTATTCATAACTGAATACACCCTCCCCCTTTTTCGTATATACAATCTTGTCGTGTTCCATAAAAAAAATAAGCCGGCGTATGCAGTATAAATCCGCACACTCCGGCTTGAATCACAGCTCTATGAGTTATATATAATGCAAATATACGATTTATTATAAATTTTCTAATATTTCTCATATAAAAATACATATAAAGCATTGTATTTTAGAAAATATACTATATATTTGCAATACTAAATCATGTGATATGATAAAGATAGACGCTAAGCTGGATGAAAAACAGACCAGCGGAAAAGGGAATTTTGTAACATGTCCGGTGTGCGGGCAAAAGTTGACCGATGTAAAAATAATACACGGTAGCGTATTGGTTAGGACTGTATGCCGAAGATGTCGTAATTTTATCAGCGTCAGAATAGAAGAATAGCAATTTTACATATGCAAGCCTAAGAGCTTATTAGTGCACAAAGCACTGATAGGCTCTTTTTTTTTTATAACACAAACTAAATAAACACGATGGAGAAAGAACAAATCTTATCCGAACTGACGACCAGATTAGGACAAACCAGTCTTTCGTCACAGACATTAATGAAGTACATAGAATTGAATCCGGTAGCAGAAGGGGTGGAGCCTGATGACGCTTATTATAGCAAGGCGACATCTTTTCTTCAAGGAATGCAAGGGCAGTACAACCATGATGTCGCAACCCAAGTTGAGAGTTTTAAGAAAAACTACAAACCTCAACAGAGTTCTCCTGACTCAAGAGAAGGAGCAGGAGATAACGTCCTTGCCGACAAGCTAAAGGAAATGGAAAATGAGATTTTGCTTTTGAAGGAAGAGAGAGAGGTGGAGAAAAACGCCGCGTCAATCAATGACTTAAAAGTCCAGTCTATGGACTTGTTGAAATCTCAAATTGAAAACGGGGGCAAAAATATCTGTAACGATGAAATCCTGAATATCGCCATATCAGACGTGAAAATCACCAAAGATATGGAAGTGGAAGAAATTGTCAGTTGCGCCAAACGCAATTATGAAAAAAGATACAAGGCGATTTTCGGAAATGGCGCTTCCCCAAGTATCAACCAATATGCAGAAACCGGAGAAGAACAGGCAAAAAGCCGCCGTGAAGCATTCAAAGACCGGCTAAGAGCGCAAGGGAAACTTCCTCGAAAACAATAAACACATTAAAACAGACAAAGAATGAGACAATTAGGAACTTTCAACACTATCAGTCAATCCCAGTCGGGATTTGGCGGAAATTTTCCTGTTTGGTCAAGAGTAAGAGAATTATATCAGGGTGGTGGTATGATTGATGTCGCCGGAATGGGATTAAAGTCTGGTGATATTATACATGCCGGCACAATGGTAAAATTCAATGGAGCAGGCAAACAGGTAGAGGTAATTACAGCAGATGGAGTGACTGGTGTAAAGGCAGTAGTGACGCTTACTATCACTAAAAAGGCATCCGGAAACGGGGATTTGTCTATTGTGTTAGGCGGGAAAAGCTATTCGGTTGCCGTAACAAGCGCATCAGAAAGTACCCCAGAACTGGTAGCTACCAAAATCGAAGAAGCAAAATCTTCTTTTGCAGAATGGGATGTAAAACGCAGTGGGGCTACTGTGACTTTCACGCAAAAAACCGCTGCGCAACTTTACGCGTACATGTTTATTCCAGGAAATACCGGAGTAACGGGAGATATTGAGGAAACTGTCAAAGGAGTTCCCGCCAGCGGAAAGCTAACCGATGTCAACGGTCTTGTATTTGAAGACGTATGTATCCCCGAAGGCTGTATCCTTGCAACATGCGCTGTTGTGCGCGCAGGCAGAATTTACGCAGACAGGGTGTTCGGTGGCGGCATTCCCAAATCGGTAGAAGCACAGCTGCCTATGATTGAATTTGTGCGTGAATCTGACGAATAAAGAAAGGAGAATAATATGTACACAAGAAACAAAGAATTTTACGACATTGTAGGAAAAGGTCTTGCAGCATTGGGATATACAGGGAATAAACCGCTGGAAGCATGGATTAATGACATGTTTGCCGAAAAATACAATGCGGAACAAACGTTCTCCCAAATGGGGTTCCCGTTAAATCCTAATATTCCTCTGAATCCCACATATGAGCAGATAGAAGCAACAGTCCGTGCATACACGCTGGCTACCTATGTGGATATTGACAGTGATGGCGCAACCAAATCTACAGACGGAATGTCCCTGCAAATGGGTGGATTGCCAACCTTCAAGCATGAGATTGTACTGAGCCGCAAAATCCTAAGAGAAAAAATGATGCTGATGGATGCCATCGGCAGTACCACTCCGGAAATTGAGTCTACAATAATGGAGCTTCTGTTTAATGGAGTGGACAGCTTACTTGGTGGTAACTACAATACATTCCTATACCAACGAAATCAAGTTGTATCCAACAAAGGTAAGCTGATCATTGACGCAGCTAACAACCCGCTTGGCATTGCATTGACTATAGATTTCGGTGTGCCTAAAAAGAATATCAAGGATTCTATCTGGTATAAGAAGCCGGAAAGCGAAGCGGTGCAGGAAGAAGCTTTGGGTACTACAATAGACCCGATAAAAGTCATGAGGCAGGTAAGACGCGATTCCCAAGAAAAGGATTTTGCCCCTGCTGGTCACTGGGAATGCTCCAAGACGACCTTTGAGGATTTGATTAACCTTCCGTATTTCCGCCAAATGTACACAGTTGCGACACGCCCGGATATTTCCGATAAAGGCATGCAGTTGGCATTTGCTAATCTTGTCCCCGATGAAACAATCAAAACTTTCATTGAAACGCGTATCGGTGCTGAAATCAGAATTGTCGATTCAATATCCGTAGTGGAGAAATATGACAAATCTTCCAAAGCTATACAATACAAGAATTTGCAAAGCTTTGAAGAGGGAGTATTGGCATATGTTCCAAATGAAGACCTGGGTGATGTACAATGTGGACGTCCTATTTTCATGGAAACACCGGGTGCCCGTACGGCATTGTATGACGGCGGCCGCACTCTGATACGTCAGGTATTCAATGATGAAACCATGACGCAGGTAATCAAATCAGAAGTGACCGGATTGGTTGTTCCTAATAAGGTTCGCTGGTTCTACTACTTGAACATTAAAGGTAAATAACCATGAAGGATTCTCAAAATACAAATACTGGCACTACCATAGAGGAATATCTCCGTGGTTGTGTCGGTTTTGAAGTTACGGACAGTGCTATTTCCACCATACTGATTGACAGGGGAATTGCACCGGGGACGGATGTCAGCACGTTGGAAAAACGCCAGAAAGACTTGTGCCGGGCAGACCTTTATATGTGGTGCGCAAGTACACCGAGCGTAACTGGAAGCGTAGAGGATGCCAATGGTGTATGGAAGCACAAGGAGGGTGGTACACAAAGCTCTGCCTATGACAAACGTAACCTTCGGCAAATGGCAAATGACATATACGCATTGTATGGAGAGAACGTCCGTAAATCATCTGTCAGAATTGTCAACTTGGGTATGGACATGAATAAAAGGTATCCGCTATGAAAGTAAATAATCCACGTTTTCCGCATACATGCAAAGTGTATCGTATTTCCGGAGAAACATCTTTTGACGAAGGAAACGAGACCGTATTGTATGTAGGGAAATGCAACAAGTACGGAAGCACAAGCCTTAGGACATTTACAAAAAGTAATGTCATAAAGAGTGATTATGCAATAGACATTCCTGGACTTGTGAAGGGTATCATTGCGGGAGACCTTGTGGATGTTACCGATTACGGAGAAAGTTTTGAATCATGTGTAGTAACGGATTGTTACTCTACGGAAATGGGAACAACGCTGTATTTCAATCTGGCTAAGAATTAGGGAAATGGGAGATAATGCTAAAGTCTTGGAAGAAGGCAAAAAAAAGATGAGAAATATCATTGATGAATATTTGCTGGATAGAATAACAGAAATCGGAATCAGACTTCTGCAAGACGGAGTAGTATCAGCCAAGTACCATAATGTAACCGGAAATACTCTAACTTCATTAGCTGTTGGAATTTATTATAGAGGTAAATTATCTCGTATAATTACCGCCGTTGTGACACAAGGATTAAAAAATCCTACCCGCCCCAAGCTTAGCAGAGGAGACGGTATTGGCGTGATAATGGTCCAAAGTTATGAAAGTGGTAAGTTTATTCCCATAAAAAAATACAACTTGATTGGCACCAACGGGGAGTACGGTTTAACCACTTCTGTAAATTTCCTCAAAGCATATAAAACTCCAAATGATGGCATAGGATTAGTGATGTGTACAGGTACGGAATATTCCAACTACTTGGAGTCAAAGAAGGGGTTAAATGTACTGTCAGATACATTTGATTACGCGGAAAGCATTGCTAAAATGACCTTTAAACCAATGAAATGATATGGGGTACGAACAGGATTTTAAATACAAAGACGCGCTTAAATCATTGTTTGACGCAGCAAAGACGGTAAGTGAGGATGTGTTCACAAATGACCGTCCCGCTGCTGTGCCTAAGCAAATGGATAATTTCATTGTGGTGTCATTGCCCGGCTTGTTGTCTTCCATGACCTATGGCAGCGGATTTGGAAATATCCGTACCTATTGCACCATTGAAGTGTATGTCAGACAGAAAAAGGGAAGTGCGGAAGACTTGGAACAAATGGACACTATTGTAGGAGATATTCTTTCCCTATTCCCTATCAGCGACAATTTCATAAGTGCCTCAAACCCCAAATTGACCTTGAAAGGAAATGACGGATTAGGGTTCAGCGCAACATTGATAAGGACTGACCTTGTGATAAAATAAACATAAAATAAAACGATTAAAACTATTTATTATGGCAATGAAAACAAAGCAGGAATTGAAAGATGTATTTAGCGGTCTTTCATCCATTATGTTGGTAAAGGGTGGCATTGCAAATTTTGCCACGGTAACTCCGGATTTTGATTTGCCCGTTACCGTAGATACCCTTTCCTTGTCCCAAGCAGAACCGACATTAAACCGTACAAAGGTGCACGGTCTGCAAGCGGATTGGGCTGTCACCAGTACAGCAGGAGATATTACTTTCGCTGCTACCGTTCCAAGTGTAAGCAAGGAATTGGTAGAATATTTTCTTGGGAAAACCACTGAAATAGCGCAAGCGACTATCAACAACCAGCAATTCAAGGGATTCTCTACTGTGCTAAACATCAAGAAGCTGAACGTAGGATTTGCGCTTATAAGTGACGACGGAGAAAAATGTCTGCTTGTAAAAAGAATGGCCGTATACGCACGCCCCTTGTTTGAGAATGCGTCCACTACCCCATTTGCTTTTGCGCTCAGCGGAACTATTGAACTTGAAGATGGCGCTTCGTCCGACTCCTCTTCCGAAGATAATATCGCTTTCTTGACAAAAAAAGCCGACTGACCGTAGCTCCAGCTTCCCTGCCTTTTACCAGCGCGGCAGATAATACAGGGAAAACCATTACCGCAACAACCAAGGAAAGCTCTGTCTCTGCTTCATCAACGGAAACATGGTGCAAAACCTCGGTTAGCGGGAAAGTGGTGACGGTCAAAGTCGACGAGAATAGCGGAGCAAAAAGAACTGCTACAGTCAGCGTATTCACCGCCAATGAGTTCAGTGCGGTGGAAGTTACCCAGGACGGTTCTTTGATTTAAAAATATGGCGGTGTGCGTTATTGCCGCCGCCTTCTCCTTTTTCACACATCACAATAACACAGCATGAACGATAAAACAATAAACCAACCTACCACAGCAGAGCAGAAAACGCTTGACGATGTACTGGAGAACAGCATAGATTATATTACGATAAGAGGAAAAAAGTTCGGTATAAAATGGCTGCACCGTGGAACAATACGAAAATTAACCCATGTCTTACATTCCTGCAAAAGTGAGGATGAAGTTACTGCCAAGTGTGCCTCTCTCATTATTCTGAATAATTGGTGGAAGATAAGACTTTTCCATTGGATATACTGGCGTATGCTATGGAAAAAATACACAGACACAGAGTTAACCGATATTGTTGTTATCGGTAAAAAAAAAGTGGAATTGCAGAAACTGGAATACTTGAATGCTACCATGTTCTTGACCGGAATGAGAGACACGATAATGACGATGACGAGAAAGGAAGCAGAACGTATCCTTCAAGAACTTCGGCAGGAGCAGCATTTGCAAACGGAGAAAAACACCCAGAGCTGACACGACCGTTAATTCTTCTTTGGGGAATGATTAATATCCCTAATTGGTATATGGACTGGGTATTGACCTGTGCTCAATACGAACTTCTGATGTGCGATGCTCCGATTGTAGTGTATGACAAAGCAGACACAGAACAAAAAACGCACACAGCGAAAGAAATGGAAGATTTAAAAAGGAAGTGGGAAGAAAAGAGAAAAGAGCGGGAAATGAAAGGGCAAAGACTTTCCCTCAATGATTTTATAGTAAACGGTATTAACGCTATCCCCCAAGATACAAAACAAGAATAAATATGGCAGACCTCGGAAATTTGAATTTTGGCGTTCACTTGAAAGATTATACAGAACAAGAGTACGAAGCTATCAAGAAAAAACTTGTGAATATGCACGTCACGACCAGTGCAAAGGTTGGATTAAAAGTAGATATAAAGGAGATTGAAGACAAGGTAGAAGCCTTGCTGAAAAACAAGACCTACAAGGTAAAGCTGGATGTAGATAGCGAAAGTATTAAAAAACTCAAGGAAGCTTTTAAAGGACATGGCGTTGATGCAAGCGAACTAAGAGCCATGAGGGGAGTTTCGCAGATAATCCGTGCAGATGCTTACGTTAACTCACAAAAAGCCCTTGAACAGCTTAGGATTGCCCGAATGCAGGCTGCAAAGGCTTCCGATACGCACAATGCGGCAATGAAGAGGACAAACACTACAATGTCTTCTCAATCACGGATAGCCGGAGAACTGAAAAATCAAATCGCCAATGTGTATTCCATATACACTTTAGAGCGTTTTGTAAGGGGATTATATACCATTGGCGGAGAGTTTCAGAAACAACGCATTGCCCTTACCTCCATTCTTGGAGACAGTATGAAGGCGGAAACCATATTCAATCGCATTAAGGATTTGGCGGTTGTCTCTCCGTTTCAGTTCAAAGAACTGGCTTCATACACCAAACAATTGTCCGCATACAGCATTCCGTATGAAGAGCTTTACGATACGACCAAACGACTTGCCGACATTTCCGCAGGTGTGGGTGTCGATATGGGACGTATCATATTGGCGTACGGGCAGGTGCGCAGTGCAGCTTTTCTCCGTGGGCAGGAATTGAGGCAGTTTACCGAGGCTGGTATTCCGTTGGTGGACGAGTTGGCGAAACGGTTTACTAAGCTTACGGGAGTGGTAACTTCCGCCGGAGACGTATTCGATAAAGTCAGCCGGAAAGAGGTCAGCTTCGGCATGGTGAAGGATGTCCTTTGGGAGCTGACCGATGAAGGCGGCAAATTCTACAACCTGCAGGAAGCCCTTGCGGAAAGCCTTGCTGGCAAATGGAGCAACTTGCAGGACGCTTGGGATGTTATGATGGCTGACATTGCGGAAGGCAATAGCGGTGTACTTTCAGATAGCTTAGAGCTGCTCACTGATTTAATGAAACATTGGAAAGATTTTGCTAAAGTAATCATTCCAATAATAGCCTCATTTGGTACTTATAAAACAATGGCTCTATTAGCATCTTCAGTAAACCTCAAACTAATAAAAACTTTCATATCATTAACTGCAAGTGTTAGAAGTCTAAAAGACGCTATCGCGCTACTTGGATTAGTGACAAAGACTAACCCATTAGGTTTATTATTAGGGGCTTTATCTGGAATTGCAGCACTGTTTTATGCGTTCAGAGAAGAAGCAAAAACAACAACAGAGGTTATTACAGACTTAAATAAGACGATTGCCGATACGAACGATAAGATTCAAGGGAATAAAGCCGTCGACAGCCTTATTGACCGATACGAGACCCTTAGCAAAAAAGCCAATAAAAGTACAGAAGAAAGTCGAGAATTAGGGCGAATTACAAAAAATCTCGCCAATACATTCAAAGATGCAGTTACTCAAACGGATAAATACGGAGTAGCAATATCTCTTTCTGTTGATAAGATGCGAAAATTATCACAAGAACAGAAAGATTTATACAAGAAACAGTTTATCGGAACAATGGCAAACGCTCAAATACAAAAGCAAAGCATTGATTCCGAAAGGGAAAAACTTGCCAGTATTATCAGGGAAGGGGGATATAGAAGATTTGATGAGAACGGAAAAGAGTTGTCTTTCGCAAAATACAAGCCGGAAGACATCACTAAAGCAAGAAACAGACTATTGGAACTGGAGAAGCAAAGCTTGGACTTAGCCAACATTATAGACACAGCCAGACAATCTTATCATTCCATGAGCCAAATTAATATAAGTAAGCCTTTGGCTGATTGGGAAAAAGAAGCAAACAGACTTGCTGGCGACATGGATTCCTTAAAGCCCAAAGCAGGAGATTCTTACGAAAAATACATGGAGATGCTTTCCGGTAATATCAGTGATTTGGAGAAAAAAACAAAGGCGTTTGCATCTGGAAATAAATATTCAGAAAAACAACTGGCATCCTACAATAAGGAACTTGAAGTTACCAGGACAATATATAAGGCTTTAGGGGGATTAGAAAAATCTTCTGGAAACACAAAAGACCCTATCGCCGAGCAATGGAAAGAGCGTACCGACCTCATAGACAAAGCCATTTCCAGCTATGATAAATGGAGAAAGATAGAAGGGGACGAGGCGGCATCCCAAAGGGTGAAAAGTATGCCCGAGTTTTCATTCGCCTTTGACGGGAAAGGTGTTAATTTGGACTTGAACGACCCAAGCAAGGCTTACAAATACATTCAAGGGCAGTTAGACCGAAGCAAAGAGAAGCAAGAAGATTTATACATTTCTCTTGGTATCAAGATTGACAAGGAGGGAATTGACAGTGCGAAGAAAGAAGTTGATGATGCCTTAAAGGAGATAGAAAAGTACGTTTCCCAAACCGGAGAAAAGTGGGATTTATATAAGAAGCTATTCAATGCTTCCGGCAACAAATCTCTTTCCATGAACATCGCTTTCGGCGGAGAGGTCTCATTCAAAAGTGTAGTAGATGATTTGCGCAACCAACTTTCCAAAGCGCTTGAAAATACGGGAAGTAAATTCTCCGTTACAGATGTCCTTGCCATGAAAGAGGATGATGTAAAGAAACAGTTTGGGGAAGGAGTAATTCTGAAACTATACCAATCAATCAACGAGGAAAGTAAGAAAATGCGTTCAGAAAGCCTTGAAAACCTTTTAGGCATGATTGAGGATTATAAAGATTATGCCCAAAAGATAAAGGATATTGAGCGTAATCTTCAAAAGGACTTGGCAGATATTGAAAGCCAAAGAGGTCAATTAGGCGAAGAAGCGACCGACAGGCTTATAGCACAAAGGAAAAAGAAAGCGAGCGAAGATGCTGCATCAACCAAATTTGAACAATTCAAGAGTTCGGAAGACTGGGCTAAGACCTTTGACGACCTTGACAGACTTTCTTCTGCAACTCTTAGCAGGCTAATCAAGAACCTGGAAGAGTTTAAAAATACGACCGGGCAAAGTCTAAAAGTCAACGAGTTTAAAGAGCTTGTCAATGTATTAAAAAAGCTACGTGACGAAAGTGAAAGCAGAAACCCTTTCAAGACATTATCAGACGGAATAAAAGAGTATGCGGAAGCCACTGAAAAACTGAAAAAGGCTCAAAAAGAACTTGGGTTTATCCAGGATGGCGGTGAAGTTACTACTGGTGTTTCTGAAACGAGCCATACGGGAACCAAGAAAACGGATGGCGGCTTATCTTATCAGGCTAAAGTCGTCGATAAATTAACTCCAAAATTAAAAACGTTGGCAGATGCGGAAAAAGAAGTAACTGATGCGCAGGATGAACAAAATGAGGCTTCCGATAAAGTTCAAGTAGGCTTTGGAGATATTGCCGACATGGCTAATCTTTTTATCGGCACTTTGGGAGATTTAGGGTCAGCATTTGATGCCTTAGGGAATGGCAGTATGGGAGACACTCTAAGCACTGTACAAGAAGTTGCGGGTGGATTATTGAATGCAGCTCAAAGCGGAGCTACCCTTTTCGCTGGTATATCTTCCGGCAATCCGATGGCTATCATGCAAGGGGCTACGGGTGTAGTCAGCGGTATTACCGGAATAATAGGAAGCATAGCCAAAGCCCATGATAAGAAGCTGGATAAAGCAATCCAACGTTCGCAACTGGAAGTGAAAAAGCTTTCCAATGACTATAAGAATCTTCAATCTGTCATAGAACGGCAATTGGGTGCTGTTACCCAAAGCCAATCCAAAGAGATGATTGCAAATCTTCAAAAGCAACAAGAAGAGGTGCAAAAGCAAATGGAGGCGGAACAAGACAAGAAAGATTCGGATGCTTCTAAAATAGAGGACTACAAGCAGCAGTATATCGAGTTAGGCGAGCAAATCAAGTATTTCTATGAAGATTTGGCAAGCGAACAATCCGGTATAGACTTAAAGGGATGGTCAGACCAAATATCAGAAGCGTTAGTCAATGCGTTCGCCAACGGAGAAGATGCAGCAAAGGCTTTTGATGATACGGTAGCTGATATTATGCGCAATGTCATAAAGGAGATGATTTCTCTGAATGTCATAAAACCTGCCATGAATAAGCTAAGAGATTATCTGTTTGGAGATAAAGGTATATTTACAGACAGTTCCGCCGAGGGTACAAATCTGACGGAACAAGAGGCAGCCGGACTAATGCAGCAACTTGGAAGCCTTCGAGGGACAATATCAGACTCAAAGAAAATATGGGATTATCTAAATGCTGCTGCAAAAAAAATGGGAATAAGCCTTGAAGAGACAAGCGCTTCAAACACTCTTTCCAAAGGGATACAAGAAAACATTACAGAAGAAACCGCCAATATTTTAGCTTCTTACATAAACGGTATTCGTGCAGATGTAAGTGTAAAACGCGCTTTGCTTGAAAAGTGGGGAAACGAGATTCTTCCGAAATATAATGTTATAGCCGAACAACAACTTACTCAATTGAGGGCGATAGCCAATAATACGTTAAGAAGTGCCCAAAATACCGAAGCAAACGTTGCTTTAGTACAAGAAGTTAGAGATATGCTAAGTATAGTAATAGACAGAAGTGGTAGAAAAATCAAAATATAATATGTTATGAACGAAAAGGATTTAAGCAAAACATTACTGAACCAAGCTATTACGTTTGGTTTATGCCAACCGTGGCAACACGCATGGGGGAATCCTACCCAACAAGGATTAATTGACAAGTATCTGCATGGGATTGATTTTGCCATTAAGCACAATTACCCTACCAACACTTTCATAAAAGAACACTTCGACAAAGACCTTCTCCACAAGAATAATATTTTTGTGGATGAAGATGTGCAGAAACGCAACATGTCACAAATTTCTGTTTTGAACGGAAATTGTAAAGGTACTCTCCTATTTGATGGCTTTTCCGTATGTGATATTTACGTGCGCCATGACAGCGAAGTAACCATTGACTGTTCACAGTATTGCAAGGTATTCATTAACGTGTACGACCGGGCAAAAGTAAATGTTATCCAAAAGGATATAGCATCGGTATATGTTTACATTCATGGAGAAGATTGTATTGTGGAAACCGATGGGGATGTCATGCAAAGAAAAAGCCAGGCTTAATGTGGCACTATAAAATATTTTGTGTAAATGGAAAATACGGGATTCAAGTTTGAGTCTCGTATTTTTTATTTTATAGATTTGCAAAAT